TTCACTTCGGTTGCAGTTTTAATGTTGACGCAGTGGACACCACCTACTCGTCAACCCACAACTGTTTATTTTATTAGAACTGAAGTTACTATAGCAGAATTTCTATAAATGTCAACATTTTTCTATAAAATGTTTGCTCTTTTCTGATACTATGTTAGAATTGTTACACGGATAAGTTCATATGGATTTAATAGTTGGGTTATATCATTTCTAATCGCTTTTTGTCATGTGAATAGATATTTATATGACATGAGCGATTATCGATCTTATTTTTTAAAATCATTGGGTCTTAGAGAAGACCAGTTACCAGGAGGAATTGGGGATGATACCTCTTCTATTCAAGTAAGTCCCGAACAGTTGGCTATGGGTATTAAGTTGGAAATGGAGCATACCTATGATCCGACGCTGGCAAGAGAGATTGCCTTGGATCATCTTACAGAAGATCCCGAGTATTATTCTCATTTAAAATCTGCCGGTATGGCGGATGAATTATCGAATGAAAAATCATCGCAGCCGGGACCAACGATGAGAAACCGACTTCTGGGTCCATCTCAAATTTCACATCCTTCTGTAATTGCGGTGGCTGTTCGTGGAACTAAAACCGGTCTCCTTCCTGCCGGTGGATATGTTGAAGATTCAGAGAAATCTAAATTTGGTGGGTGGGAAAAGATGAAAGTATTACCACAAGGTGGTGTAGTAGGAGATCTAGAAAAAGCCCGTTTAGGTGGGCTTGAACGAGTTAAAAATATTAAGCCCAATTCTCAAGGTGCAATTTCGGATACTCCCGCCTCGGATGAGATTAAATCAAAAGGTGGGCATTTTACTCCTAATAATCAAAGAATAACCGGTGATGATTGTCCCGTGACTAGTGAAAAAGGTAATGATGCTATTCACCCAATGCAGGTTCAGCAATTAGGTAATCCGCCGATTGAGGATGATGGAACAACTCGCAATGGTAAAGACTCTCCGGCGGCTGCTATCGCAGGTGTGGAAGGCGGTTCTGCGCCAGATTCTATAGATGGTTCGCATCCAATGGACAAATTTATTGCCGGGGATGCGGAAGAAGAAAATTTATCAATGGGTGGGGAACCCGATGAGGTTAATATACCCGACGAATCCGGTGAAGAAAAGGAAACGGGTCCGTGGGGTATAGAACTGGATCGCCCGAAAGAAGAAGAAGAGGAAAAAGGAGAAGGAGAAGATGTTGCTATTGATATTAAAGAGAACGAAGAATGTGAGTGTGGAAATTCGGATATGAAACGCCGGTTTCAACAGTTAGCTAACATTAAAACGCCGGAAACCAAAGTAAAAGTAAAAGTTAGTGTTCAGCCAGAAAAACTTAAACAACTTAGAGAACTTGTAGGGAGATTAAATGCTCAAGGTAAAGTTACTCCAATCTTGTCTAAAGCTCAGAAATATCTTAAAGAATTTGATGGTTCAAAATGAATATTGGAGTAACAATAGATATGGAGTTAAAACCGAGGTTTACGAGTTTGTATGGTTCAATGTCTAAACGGCTTGGAATTAAAAAGGCTCCTCAAATTATTTTAACTCAAAGTATTTCTAATGCGAATAAACCATTTGGTAAAACGGCGTATTATGATCCTCAGAAAAAACTTGTAAAGGTTTATATTACTAAACGGCACCCGACTGATATTTTACGTAGTTTCGCTCATGAACTGATTCATCATTGGCAAAATGAACATGATGCTCTTCCGCCACAGCAAACTGGACAAGAACACTATGCTCAGAAAGACCCAGTTTTACGGCAACGAGAAATGGAGGCGTATTTATTGGGCAACATATTATTCCGTGATTGGCAAGATGAAAATAGATATGGGGCTATTAATGAAAACATTGAAATGAATAACAAAGAAACTATTCGGGCAATTATTCGAAAAATTCTTTTTGAATTTGTTAAACCACGAGTAATTAGTAATAAAACGATTACTAAATCCGAACTTCGAAAACTCATTAAGGAGCGAATTGAAGAAATGGGTAAAAAGAAAAACTCTGTTGCTAAAAAAGGGAATCCTTCACCAAACCAAAATTACGCTCAATGGTTGCAGCAAATGTTTACTCATAGTGATACGCAGAATAAAAAAGCTCAGAAGTACTATGCTATTGGATTTGGGGGTGATTATTATTGTTGGTATTGGGATACTACCACGCAACAGGTAGTTACCGCTCACGGTGGAAGTCACGCCAAGACTTTTGGAAATAAAATTCCTTACATGACATTTAGAGGTCGCTATGATGTCAATACTAAAGAGTTAAGTATGACTATTCCGGAATATGGCAAGATGAAGATTACTAAAGATCCACGGCGAGATGCTCCTCCTGAGTTACTGGCGGCATTAAAAAAGACTTTTCCTGGTCATAAATTATTTTATTTTCCATTTACTGTATGAATGAAGACCCCTATATTTTATTGTTTAGACGAAAGACTATTAATGCTGGTGAAGTTGCAGAACCGGTGCAACACTGGTCCGAGATAGACATAAAAAAACTCGAAGAATTCTGTAATAATCATAACATAGTGGGATTTAACTGCGGAAATGTTCCTCCCTTAGTAGCACTTAGGTTATTGAAAAATAAATTAGGTTTTTGTGATGAAGGAAATGCAACTGGCAATCCGACAAAAAAACAACTTATATACGGATAATTAGTGAGTAAATTGAAATTTTAATGAAATGCAAATATATTTATATCTATGACCAAACATGAACTTAGAAATCTCGTTGTTGAAGAAATGCGATCATATCTTCTTGAAAGCAAAAAAAGAAATACTGTGAAGCGATCGGAACTTAAAGGACTTATTAAAGAAGTTGTACGCCAATGTGTAAAAGAAGCGGGTCCGCAATATAAAGTGAGAGGTAAAAAATCTCAACTGGAGCAGCCGGGATTGCGCAATAAAGCTCGTGAGATGCAATGTGACCCTACTATCAACGAAGAATTTCCGGTAGGTGAAGATGAATTTCCGGCTACAGATGCTCCTGAAAGTGAGATTGGTGGAGATGAGCATACTGAATATAACGAGCAAGATGAGATTCGTTTAATTAAAGCCATGGGTCAAGCCATTATTAAGCTTTTGCAGATGCATCGTGGTATGGATGAACCCGAAAGCGGCGAAGAAAGTAGTGAAGTTGATTCCGAAATAGAAGGTGTTGACGGAGAATCGGTGCCAGACGTTCCCGAAGAACCTATTGAGGATGAAGAATCTGCTGCACCGTTCCCTCCAAAAAAGAAAGCGGCACCAAAAAAAGATGAAGCGGAAACAGAACCGGATGAACCGGAAGAAGATGAATTAGATGAGGCTAAAACTCAAAATCGTTCGTATACTACTGCCAAAGATGGTCCGCAGAATCCTAAAAACGTTCGTGATTCGAAGGTTCCAATGACTGAACGCAAACGACGATAAAACGTAAATAAAATAAGTTGTTTTTTACAGAAAATGCGCTATAATGACTTCATAATGTTGTTATGGCGTTTTTTCTGCCTAGTTATAAAGAACGGATACACATACAAATATGCAAATATACATTACAGATACGACATTGAAGCCGGTTCAGGATAAGGTTTTTACCGATTATAACTTGGCGGTTAAATACTTAGAAGGCATTTCACAGAGAGCATTTGGTCAATCTCGAAAAGATTACATGATATTATTAGAATCATGCGGGCATGGCGATGATGACAGAGGTTCCGTTACATTTGTTCGAGCCATGGCTGAACGAATTGAAATTGGAATTATTAGAGATGGGAGAAAAATGCGATGTGATATAACCGCTGCCTTTGCTTTTAATAAACCAGAGTATGGATCTTGAAATAGAGTGGGAATTACCATATAAAATTAAAGTAGGTGCTATAGATCAATGGCGTCGAATATGGCTCATTCCCATTTCTACTAGAAATGCTTTTTTTGAATTCTGGAGAGAGGTTAAATTTCAATTGTTATCTGAAGGGTTTCGAGTTTATAAAGAAGAAGACGAATGGTTTCTGTCTGAAACTAAACTTTCTAAACTCCAATTTAAACCTATTGGTATCACTCGTAAACAAGATGCCCCGGAATTATCAGATTATCTATTGCCGGTATATGATATTAAGGATGATACAGGATTGCGTCCATGGCAAGCAATTGCAGCGGGGCGTTTAGTTTCGGCTATTAACCAATGGGGGTCTGCTATTGATGGTTCAGATACCGGCACTGGGAAAACATTTTCTGCATGTGCCGTCGCTAGAGATATGGATATGCAGATAGTAGTAGTATGTCCTAAAGCAGTTATTTCACAATGGAATGATGTAATTAAAAATCATTTTCATATGCAGGATCGTCTAATTTCTGTTACCAACTACGAACAGCTTAAAATCGGAAAAACAAGTTCAGAATTGGCATCTTTTGTCATTCCTCGTGATACTCGTAAAAAAACATTCCAGTGGAAGGTGCCTAAAAACACTCTTATTATATGGGATGAATCGCAAAAACTCAAGAATTGGAAAACTAAAAATGCCAAGACTTGTATTGCGGCATATAAACAAGGATATAAACAGTTGTTTTGTTCTGCTACTAATGCCACTAATCCGCTTGAACTTCGAACGGTAGGTAATAGTTTAAAATTATTTAAAGGTGGACAACAGGGGTGGTATCAATGGTTACATGAACATGGTTGTAAAAAGGGAATGTGGGGAATGGAGTTTACTTCCGATAATAAGCTTCGTCAAAAAGTTCTTAAAAAACTTCATAAGGATATATTCATGGATCGGGGAGTGCGATTACGACGAGATACCATTCCGGATTTTCCAAAATGTGATTTGTATGCGGTTCTTCTTGATATGGAGAAGGATGATACTAATCAAATCAATGCGATTTATGCAGAGATGGAAAAAGAATTGAAGGCACTTGATAAGGTGGCTAATGCCAACAAGATGAATCATCTCGTTATTGAGCTTCGGCATCGACAGCGAATTGAATTGACAAAGGTTCCCCTGTTTATCAATATGATCGAAGAAGCTAAAGATGAAGGTTTCTCAATAGTGCTTTTTGTTAATTTTACTGCTACAATTACAGCGATATCTGATAGATTAGGTATTTCATGTATTTTCGATGGTAAAGTAGGGGATGCTGTCCGAGAATTAAATAAACAGCGGTTTCAAAATAACGAGGAACAAGTTATTCTAGTTAATGTCCAATCTGGAGGTGGCGGGTTAAGTTTGCACGATTTGCAGGGTGGACATCCTCGGTTAGCACTTATCTCTCCATCTTATTCGCCGGTTAATATGAGACAAGTAATAGGGCGAATATGGCGAGATGATGCAAAGACAAAAGGAATCCAAAAATTAGTGTGCGTCAAAGGAACCGTGGAAGAAAATGTGTATCACAATGTAATGAAAAAATTAAACAATTTGGATCTTTTAAACGATGGAGATCTTCGGTTATCTCCACAATATGAAGAAGTTAAACAATAATTTTACGTTTTATGAATATGTCGAAAGTCATGAAGTCCTCTACCATTAAAAAAATAATTGTAAAAATAAATGGAAAACGAAGTATCGTAACAGTTGATGCTGCCGTGTTCGATGATATTTTTATTGAAGCAGCAACTCGGGTTATTGAAAAACATCGAGAAAATATGTCTTTTTTTCATAAGATATTAATTATCGGCGAATGTTATGAAGTTGAACATGAATCCGATCCAGAGAAACATTTTCAAATTAATTTATATCATATCCTACTCAATGCGGGGTTGTATTCAGTAGCAGAACTTCTTAGAGAGAAGACAAAGAATTTGCATAATGTTGACATACAACTTGAACCTGCTCGTGCCAATGTCAGAAAATCTACTAACTCCTGATATCAGTGGTTCTATAGTTGAGCAATTTGGATTACGTAGTCCAGTTGATACTTCAATGAAGGGCGATGAACGAGTTATTGCTGTTTTAGCTAAAAAGGTGGATGATTTAGCTAAAGAACTGTATGAAGTAAAAAAGGAGAAGCTATTAAAAGAAACACATCTACCCCTCGAAGTATTAGAACACTTAGGATTGCCACCTAATCCTCCTACTCCACTTAAACGAGGCAGGGGATATCGTCCTTTGATGGCGCATGAAATTATTGAAGCTAAAGCTATTATCCGAGGGAAAAAAGGATTTGTTAATGAAGCAATGGTAGCTCGTTATTTAAGGATATCTTTCATCACGTATAAAAAATATGCGAGACGTTATAATTTATGGGAGCCCAATCCAAATCTAAAAGGAAAAAAAGGACTTTATGATCCAGAAAGAGGTCGCTATCCTTTAAGTGAAATTTTATTAGGAAAATATCCTGAGTATCCGGTATTCAGAGTAAAAGATAAACTTATTCGAAGTAAAATAAAAGAACCCAAATGTGAACTTTGCGGTTTTCATGAAAAAAGAATACTCGATGGAAAAATACCCCTACTTTTAAATTTCATGGATGGGAATGAAAAAAATCATGCGTTGGAGAATATGAAATTATATTGTCTTAATTGCACTTTCACCAGTGGTAGAGGTTACATTCGGAGTGGTCAACATTATTTCGATACAGATTGGTTGCAAGACGGAAAAAAAAGTTCAGCGGAGGAATCAAATCGATGGTGATATTTATAATATATGAAAGACCAACCAATGCATATTCTTACACAAGAAGGAATTCTTTCTTCGTTTTCGATCTCTCAAAAGTTGACGGAGAAAGAAGTGAACGTTCTTCTTTCAAAGGCCAAACGTAAATGTAAAAATAAAGAGAATCCATTGGATATTGTTCAAAACAATGTTTTGGAAGAGATCGTGAATGCTACCAAAAATGGAACCCTTCCCGGTATTATTGTAGACGAAAAAGAAGAAGAACCATTACTTCCCATCAAATCCATTGATTTCCTCAATCATATGGTAATGGTTATTTCTCAGAAATTTAAAAATAAAAAATTAGATAAATTATCTCTTTGCTATTTTATAAATTTCTTGGTGGGTAATCTTAACTTATCCGAAGAAGATTTTGAAGACTTTCATCGCCGTGTTCAAGAAGCTAAAGGGGGCGATGATAATGATGATTACGAATAAAATAACTTGATTGTTTTTAAAAATTGTGTTATTTTTTAGCAAAATTATATGAGTAACAACATTGCTGTCATAACTGGTGCCGGGGGAATGGACGCAAAGACATTAACCCATTTTTTGTTAAATAAAGGATATAAAGTAATTTTAACATATAGAAGGAATTCGTTTTTTGATGTCCAACACATTAAATCATTATTTAAAACAGATTTAGAAGAAAATTTTAATTCTCAGTTAGAATGTGAGGTTTGTGATGTTTCTTGTCAAAATAGTGTTATAGAATGTATTAAAGAAATTATTAAAAAACATGGTAGAATAGATGAGTTATATCATTTAGCGGCAATGACTCATGTTGGAAATAGTTTTAAACAAAAGGAACTATCAATTATAGTTAATGGACAAAGTCATTATTATTTTTTGGAAGCTCTTAAAAATAATAGTCCAACTACAAAATTTTATGGGGCAATGACGAGTGAGTTAGTAGGTGGAGTGAATCAAATAGCATATGATGAAGATATGAAATGGAATCCCAAGTCCCCATATGCTATTGGAAAAGCATTAGGGGCAAGATGGATAGAATTCTATAAAGAATCGGAAGATAGTCATCTGTTTTGTTGCTATGGTATTCTTAGCAATCACTCGAATACATATCGAAGTTTAGATTTTGCTGTTCGCAAAATAACAAATACGGCTGCAAGAATTTTTCTCGGCAAATCTTCCCAACTACAACTGGCACATTTAAATTGGGCAAGAGATGAACATTGGAGTGATTTTGGGTGTGAAATGATGTGGAAAATGTTGCAGTTAAAATCACCGGAAAATTTTGTAATAGGAAACGGCGAATGCCATTGGGGCGAAGAATATGTAGAAGAAGCGTTTTCTTATTTTAATCTTGATTGGAAAACGTATGTAAAGTTTGATACTAATTTAAACAGACCGAATGAAGTTGTTAAATTGGTTTCTAATAGTAATAAAGCCAAAGAAATGTTAGGATGGAAATCAAATAGATTAACATTTAAAAAACATATTGAATTACTTTGTAAATTTGACTATGATCTGGAATCTGGAAATGTCCCGGTTCGCCCTGATGTTTTTGAATTATATCCAGAATGAATTAATTCATATTTCTTAGAGGAAGGAAACCCCAACGGCTTTAGCCTTGGGGAGGAATTCCGACCACTTCCAATATCCTACTATAGTTTAATCCTAATGTCAATAAATTCTTTCAGTGTATGAAAATATTTGATGTTTTGAGATTTTTGAACCATACTTATATTGGATGAGTAAATTAACTTACAACACAAGAATAATCTTTGAGAATCAACTCGACAATAATAAAATTGTTGCAATGATGGATTCTCAACTATTTGCATGGAACGAGTGTTCTAAAATTAAATTCTCATCAGTAACTAAAAATTCCATTGTCGAACTGCATTCTAAATTCTATAAATCTTTCCGAGAGAATAACCCCGATATTCCATCTCAAGTTGTAATTTCTGCCGAACAATCAGTTCTATCTTCTTACCGATCAATTAAATCAAATAAACATAAAATTAAAACTGCCATTGTTAAGAAAAATCCATCTATTCGATTAGATAAAAGAACATATTCCTATAAAAATGGAGTTTTTAGTATAATTTCACTAGAAAAAAGAGTTAAATGTAAACCATTCTTATTTCCAAAACTACAAGAATTAATATCTAAATATTCTTTTTGCGATCCATTATTATTTATACGAAAAGATGAAGTCTGGATTTCTCTTACTTTTAACATTCCCGTTTTATTACCCACCAAGATACTAGCCATTGGAGTTGATTTAGGTTGCATAAATTTAGCAGCAACTAGCGAAGGTAAATTATATAAAGATAAATCGTTTAACGCTAGAAAACGACAGTTGAGACATTTAAAATCATCATTAAAATCCAAAGGTACTAAATCCTCTCGTAAACATTTAATTAAATTACATCACAAAGAACATAATATAAATAAAAATTTATCGCATCATTTAGCAAATATAATCATTAAAGATACCACTGCGGATGTGATTGTCCTAGAAAACTTAAAGTCATTAAAAGTAAAAAAACATAAGTATCAGAATAAAAATAGAATTTCTCAAGTTCCTATGTTTGAATTGAGAAGAATACTTACCTATAAGGCACTCCTGTCTAATAAACAGGTGATAACAGTTAGTCCATCGTTCACTTCGCAAATTGACCATAGAACCGGAAAATTGGATGGTCAAAGAATTGGTGGTAGGTATATCGGAAAAGATGGTCAGATATTACATGCGGATATAAATGCTGCATGTAATATAGGATTACGTTCCAAACACCCATGCTCAATAAGAAATTATTATGTATGGCAGGCGACAGTCAATTCGCCAATCGTATGTAAATCTTCTGCTAGTAGAGAAGTATTACAAGCCCCTATCCCTTTAGGGTAGGGGTTGTTGACTCCTCTATTTTGAGAAATAAATTCCAATCTATATGTTTTGCTTCGTGAATTAGTTTATATCGAGGAATTGGGTTTGGTTTTTCCGGTAACCTAATTAATTTCAAACCGGCTTCTTCCGGTGTTTTGTTAGACTTAATTGTATTGAGATTTTTATCAGAACAAACGAGATTTTCCCACGAATTATCTCCTCCACGAGATTTTGGACGAACATGATCAATAGAAATCTGATCCTTTTTTAACTTGCGGCCCGTATATTGACACCGATTGCCATCTCGAATACGAATTTGTTCAGTGGAAGGATTTTTACCAAATTTCACCTCGGGCACCTTGCCATAATTTTTTACAATTAAAATCGTCGGAATTCTGATTTCCATGCGAATTGTCTTAATTGAAAAATCCCATTCCCGAATCGGTAGCGTAATCCATTCTTCCCATTCCACTGGTCGAATTTGTAATGGTTGACTAAAATCAACCAATCCCTCCTCGCTTATAACATAATCAATATCTAATGCATAACTGTTTTTCCCACCCGCAAGATCCACCAGTGCCTTCCCAACATTAAATTGATCTATTACCTGCCAATGCCTATTTAATTTTAAACAAAGTAATTTATTTTCTATTCCCTTCATAAATCATAAATATACGGAAAAAACTCAAGAGATTGTTTGTAGTTTTTTATATTTATATGAAATATGATTAAACTCAAAGATATTCTAGGTGGAAATGTTGACTCGATTAAATGGATAGTTGGTATCGTGGATAATTATGGAAAAATTCATCACAAGGTAGTGCAACTGAACGATCCTATTGATAGTCATAACCAAATTTGGCCGCTTGCTCATCATGGAAAATGGAGATGGATGCCAAGTAAACCAACTCAAATGAACACATACAACGAACAATTAGATGAAGATGCTATCGATGCTATTTGGCAGCTTATTGATCGTTATAGATTATTTTTATAATTTTTCACCACAAATTATCGATTAATCCCCATTCTTTAGCTTGATTAGCATCGAAATAGCGATCTCCTACTTTTTCACATTGCGATTTCCAAAATGTCTTGGATTTTTTTGTATGATTCTCCATTAAGCTGTTCCAACGTTCCTCAACTTCTCCAAAATGAGCGAGATCATTTTTAACCTCATCCATTTTTCCACCAATATCCCCGTAGCTTTGATGAACCATAAAATATGTGTTTGGAGTAGCATAACGATGTCCTTTTTTTCCACAGGCGACTAATAACGGCGCTGCTGACATACATTTCCCCATTGCTATGGTATATATTGGAGCTTTGCATTTCTGTATAGTGTCGTAAAGTGCAAACATGTCATATTGACATCCCCCATAAGAGCCAACAAAAAGTTCAATTGGGCTCTTAGATGATTCTGTTTCCATCAGATATATCGCCTTAACCACTAATCCGATTGGCATATTTTCTACATCGTCAAATAAAAATACTCTACGGTTATTGCGATCAACGCCGTGAGAAAATAAAATATCGGTCCAATCTATAGTTGTTTTCATGACTATAAATAGAATAGATATTTTTAAACAATGTCAGCTAATTTGTTAATAGATAATGTTGAACCGTCCCATATTGCATAATGCATGTTTTTCCAAACGTCCAAACACAAATTATATGTTGTATTGGTCGTTTTTGTTTGTTTTTTCGTTGGAGTCCAATTAGAAGATAATTCAAAGTATGGCTGTGAATCATTAGAATCCTGAATCAACCAAGATGCTGATCCGTGTTGTTGGGGACTATGACCATAAATCTGAGAAAGCCCGGTAATAGGGAGCATCTCTTTATTATGATCACACCACGTAATCCCCCCTACTCGTTGAAATCCTCCACGGGAATGTCCCGCACAAAAAATCCAACTATTTTGCCGGTGACCTTCAATAATTTCATTATCAAGATAATTAGATATTTCTTTTAGAAATGCCGGACGATTTGTATGAAGATTGGCTATATTTTCCGGCAGATTAGATTTATGTAATCCACCATGACTCAATAACCATGTGTTATCGAGGATATGATAGAATTTAAATTTATTCCAAACGGTATGATCTATTCTATCCCGAACGATAAAATGTTTCCATTGAGTATATCCAGAACATCTCCAATGTTCTGCTGGGAATGCGTAGTGGCAATCATGATTTCCAAATAAATGGATTCGATTAGGTTGTTTCACCGAATTCTCTAACCAATCACACATTTCGTTAACCGATTCCGGGTCGTCATTGAAGTCATCGAAAAAATCCCCGAGGAAAATAATGTCATCTGCCCCAACGAAATCAATGATTTTTTGAGCCGCCTCCCATTGTAAATGTAAATCCGGCAGAATTAGCACATTATTTTTATCGTTCTTTACAATGTTATAATTCTACTTTTTTCTTTCCTCTCCCACCCATATGCATTCATTTGGGTTTCAGGAATTACTTCAAGCGATTCATCTATCCCCATAAGAATAAAACAAACGTTTTTCTCTCTGAAATGTTGACTCAAAGGACGCAATGCTTTACTAATTTGTTGTCCCGCTGCCATTCTTTTAGCCGTTTCAGGCTGATCAATTTTAATGATAATAACGCTATTGGGCAATATATCATCAATATTGATTTTTACTACTTCTGCCTCCTTTGGCAATACTGCTTCTGTAGGTGACGGAGTTATAAATTCCGGTAAAATCGGTAGGTTTATTATATTATTTTCGCTCATATTTTTTAGGTTCAATTAATTTCGGACAAGAATTGCTTTTATGATTAGTCCAGTGTTCGCACATGGCACACCATTTGTTATGCCAATTTATATCGCTATAATTGGTGTTCCAGTTTTTTGGATTATAACCAATAATAGGCTTCATTCCTTTACCCGCAGATGTTTTCATTTAATCGTGGTTATTTCGTCAAATTCCGGTGATTGTGGTTTTTCGTAATTACCAATCATTCTATCGATTACGTCAACGGGAACATTACGCCCTCCCTCATCCGCTCGTTTAGAATTTCTTTCCAACAATATCTCACGAGGAAATTCGAATGTGATTGCTCGTAAGTGGGCAAGTTTCTTTTTTGCAATATTAACAAAATCTTTGCGAGCTTTTTTAGAACAAAAACAGGCATCGACGACCACGTTTTCACCATTATTTAACCTTGATTCCATTTCCTCTTTTAAAAGTGCAAAGGCTTGAGCGGATACAGATTGATCGTCTTCGTTTCTTCCAAGTCTGGCTCGATTGCGGTCTGAGGATAAATAAGTGTATTGATTATCAATAGCAAACTTTTCCCCCCATGTGCTTTTTCCACTAGCAGGTGGACCTATCAAAATTACAGCAACATTTTTCATATTTTATTTTTTAAGAACTTGCCAAAATAGTTTACGTATTTGATCGTTTGATAGTGGTTTGGAATCTAGCAAGGTAAAAACCATTGCACTGCGATTTGTTGGTCCGTATGCTGCTGTCACTTTTATTGCCTGATCCTTGCGAGCAGATAACGGTTTGAGAGTTTCATCTACATATTTTTGCATACCGGCGGCGATTTGTTGAACTTCTCGCCCAGCATCACAAATGTTGCTGGCAAATCCTCTTACCATATTCCAGCATTCGAAATCGAATTGTGTCTGTAATTGTTTCTCAAATTCTTGATATGTTGGTCGTTTGTAATCTAAAAATAATTCTAAAGTATTTTCAAGGGTCGCACTTTCTTTGAACCGATGAAGTTTAAGATAGACACTGGCTTTAATTTTATGTATTTCTTGAGAATTATTAGAATATAAACAAACTCCTTCTTTATCTGTCCATGTAGATACATTATCTAATAATTCCGGTATGGATGTAAATGAAAAAGATTGAGGACGTTTTAGATTTAGTGCCATTCCCAATTTTTCTAACTCTGATTGGGGCATCAAGGAATAATCATTTTTATTTACTGCTCCTACTAACCAAAACTCCGGCTCCGGTCCATAATCTAAAATAATTTTCAAATTGGGAGTGGTGATTTCACATAAAAGAGTATACTGTGGATTTGCTTTTAGCCATTCTACAACCATAGGATACTTGGCTAAACAATATTCAAAGTCAGAAGCATTCCCCATGGTTAAATATGAAAGGGTTCCTCTGGTTCGCATGGATAATTGATTATTAATATAATCCAAAATAGCACAACTTCCATCAATTTTCTCAACGAATGTACAATTATTAATAGATAAAGGAACGGGAAAATTTTCGGGATTTTCCCCGAAATTTACGAATTTAAAAAATCCTCCGGAAAGCAAATTACCATCAAAATCCCAAATACTCGACCGGAAGATTTTGTTTTTCTGTGTAAATTTTGTACCGATATGATTTGGAATTATTAATTTAGCGGATATACCACAAAAAATCCCTTCTTTTATGATAAATTCGGAAAAATCATAATCTTCAAAGTTTATTTTCATATTTTTTCTTCTTACGTGACATTAGTCTTAGATTTTACTAGGTACTACCACAATAAAGCTATTTTCGTCTGTGTGTTATTCACTTTGTCATGCATTATATCGATCTAATATAAAAAGTCAACTCTTATTTTTGAATGCTGCTTGAATTTGTGGAAATCTATCTAAATAATCACAGATGTTCTTTCGTCCTACTGTATTGAACGAATGGACATAAAAACCGGGCAAATCCATGTTATTGTCGAGACAATATTCAACCAACCATTTTGCGCAGTCGAGTCCGGTTTTTTCTACGAAGCCCTCGGTTTTGTTTTGATCTTCGTAACTAAGGTCATGATCATATGCAATTAAAGCTGGTAATCTTCGGAGAGTTATTATTTCTACAAATTCCTTATATGAGCGAACGATTTCCCATTTATAATGAGATGGAAAATCTACCCATTCCCCATTATGGATTGCACGTTTAACTGTTGTCGGAATTCTTACATCGTCCAAAAAAAGATTATACATAATATTTTATCTGGAACCGATTTGAAAATTTAAATATGTTTTGTAACTCATTGCTGTTTTTTTACCAATTGCTTTATTTACTGCTTCACTAGGGACAAACTCATTTTGTCCCTCTCTGTTTACGTCTTCAATCATAGCAGAAATTATATCTCGCATACGTTCTATATTATGTCCTGGCAATTTATCGAGGATATGTTGGAGTCTTGTTGCTGTAACATATTCTTCGGCAATTTTTTCTGCATCTTCCAATACCTGCATTTTAGTTGGATCAACTACGGGGCGAGGAGTTTTTGTTTCACGGAAGTCATCTCCTTTGTGTTTAGCAACAATACGAGAACCGTTGTTTCGAGTTAATTCGATAATTGGTTTCAATACAACGCCTTCCCGTTTTTGGGGATTGACGAGTCTATCTCCAAATTGTCCATATGGAACAATCGCCATTCCTGCCGGACAATTGATATCCGCTCCATCTGGTGCAATCATACTCACCCCATTCCGAATGGCTTGCACTGATGGAGCATCCCGCTGTTCATCGAGAGTTTTCAAATCGGTGGAAACTTTAACGTAGTGAACAAAAGCTAAACCAAGGGTTTTTACAAAACTTTCTGCATTTGGCACGTCTAACCACATATTGTCAATAATGACATCGAATGCGACAAATTTCATTTCCTTGCCATATGTTTTGCTCATGCCTTGGCATTTTCCACCATATACCTCCCCATAAACAGTAGCTTTACGTCCCGCCCCTATTCCTGCTTCGAGTAATTTGGATTTGATGGCATCTGCGTTAAATAATAATATGAATTTTTCATGTTTCTCCCCGCCTGAGAAGAATGATAAATTAGTTCCATCCCAAGATAAGTGTGCGCTTGATCCGTGTATCTTTTCCAATGCCCAAACTTCTTTAAATAAAAAAATTGTTTGTGCTTCTGGGCGATAGAGATTACTTATATGTGCGTATCCGATATATGCCTTTCCAGTGGCAGTAGTTTTAGATTTTACTAAGCACTACCACTATCTAATGTTATTATAGTTCTACTCAGTGGGTTGCTTTCCCAAAATCTTGTAATGTAGTCAACTACAGATTTAGGAAGTTTAATATATTTTTTATGAATTGGTTGGATAGCCCACCTTGTAGTTCTATAAATTATTGAACGAAAGAGTTTTGAGTCTTGCGTTTTGAGGATTGAATATTGAGACATTGAGACTTTAGTTTTGAAACAACTCATTAAATTAAAAAGTTGTCTATCGGCGTCCGTGTCTTTAGTATAGATATCCAGTGTTGTGGCAGTGGTCTTAGATTTTACTAAGTACTACCGCTGTCCAATATTATTATAATTCTACTCAGTGGGCTACCTTCCCAAAATTTTGTAATTATATTATTCGGGGAGTGATGTAACCGAATTATATAAATCTATTTCATCCTGCATCTCGGCTATTTGAGTTTGTATTGTAGATATAAATATATCACATTTTTCTTGATCGATGAAGCTATCCCATTTATAGGTTAGTTTTTCTTGATTATAGCCGACTGAGGTAATTTCATCCCCGACTCGTTTCGGCAAAGAATTAAGAAATGCGATATGTGATTTCAATTCCGCCATTCGTTCCAATTTAGAATAAATGCCGATATTGGCGGTGGAAATCTTGCCTTTAATTTCACCTAATTGAATAGATAGTTCTAAAATCTTATCATAGACCGATTTACGCTCAATGGTTGATACACTATCACTACGTCTAGCATTTTCCCGTTGAAGAATTTGCTGTTGACGAGCAATCTCACCTGCAAGGCGATTTTTTTGTTTCAATGCCCATGCTAAAGTTTTAGTATTATTTATCATTGCCGCATGATATCATAACTATGGATTTTGTCAAGGAGAAACATTTTAAGTTGGTTGCGGCAATAGTTATTGATAGAACAAACATATGCCGAAAATTTTATTTATTTGCAAGAAACGCCATACAAACTATGGAATTTCTTATGGGTTATTAAATTCATGTCTTTTTGTATCTAATGCTCTAAATAAACTAGGCATTAAATCGAAGGCAATATCCGTAGTTGACAATAACTGTATTGATCGAGAAGTATCACATTATCGTCCCACTCATGTATTTATAGAAGCATTATGGGTGGTGCCGGAAAAATTTAAAGTATTAATACCACTACACCCGACCGTAAAATGGTATGTTCGGTTACATAGTAAAACGCCTTTTCTAGCCAATGAAGGAATTGCAATGGAATGGCTAATGGGATATGAGGAAATTCGTAAAGAATATGGTAATCTCATGATTTCTCCTAATTCCAAGGAATTGTGTCATGATTTAAATATTTCTTGTCATATACCTACTGCTTATACCCCGAATGTGTATTTTCCTCCTGATCTCCCTTCTATTTCAACTGAAGTATTAGAACAGCATCCTCCCATTCTGAATGTCGGTTGTTTCGGTGCAATTCGCCCCTTTAAAAATCAATTAGTACAAGCTATTGCTGCCATTGCTTTTGCGGAAAAGATACATAAAACATTACATTTTCATATTAATGCGACTCGGCTTGAGCAGCATGGAGAACAGACTTATCGTAATATTAAACATCTCTTTAAAGGATCGAAACATGAATTGGTAGAGCATCCTTGGTGTGATCATGCGGCATTTATATTATTAGTGAAAAAAATGGATATTGGGTTACAGGTATCTTTTTCAGAGACATTTAATATTGTCGCCGCCGACTTTGTTTCGGTGAATATCCCGTTAGTTGGTTCATCGGAAATTCAGTGGTTATCATGCGGTTACAAAGCCAATCCGACTAATACTGATGATATTATTTTTAGAATGGGATTTGCTTATTATGGGAAAAAAATAGGACTTCAAATTTTTAATAAAATTGGATTGTATTTTCATAACTCCAAGGCAATGTCAGCGTGGATGGAATTATTGCAAGTTGGAAATAGTTGATGTCATCGAAAACGTACTTGACTTTTTCTCGATGTGTGATAAGGTGTTTGAAGCTGGTAATACGCCAGATAAAAACATATATGAAGAATCGTAATAATAAATCAAATCGTAAGCCACGTAATCGCATTGCCATCTATTATAAGAGTCATGGCCAATTTATCGGACCTTATAACGGGATGACGTTTTCACAGAAAGAAATCTCTGGTTTGCGTGAGGATGGTACACTCAATCATGTGAGTAATTATGTCCTTCGCTCTCCGTTGCAACTTCGTCGCCGGGTAGCATAAATAGTTACAAAAAATAGCGCACGGAGTCAATAGCTTCGTGCGCTATTTAAATTTAATAAAAATAAAATAAAATAAAAATATGTTGTTTTGGATGCGAGTAAAAATTACGGTTAAGGTTTTCGGTATCTCCGGACCTTTTGAAGAAATTAAAGTTCAGTTGGTTAATGCTCACTCGGAACATGAGGCTAAAAAGAAATTTGAAGATGCAATTCATAGAAATAAATCTAACATGCAAGCCGAATCTATTCAATTTCAATACCTCGAATTCACCGGTACCCTTTCTTAATATTTCCTCTTGACTTTTGATTCTATATCGATATAATCCCATATGATGAATATTAAAACTGAATTTGGCATTGGTGCGAAAGTATTTTTCCTTCAAAATAATACTCTTTATTATAAGGAAATTTCGGAGATTAAAATCTCAGTTAGAATTGTGGCGGGAACTGTTATTAGTTACGTATTCCATGGGTTGGAATATCATGGTTGTGAAGACACCGAAAAATTTGAATCGGAATTGGCTCTTAGTAAGGAAGAATTAATTGCAAAACTAACGGTAAATTATTAAATTATTAAATTAATATATGGATAAAGTTTGGAAAAGTAAACTGGACGACAAATACGACGTATTTGTTGAGAGCGCCGGAAATGGGTATCAGGGGTTTCTTGTTATTATAGCGAACAATAAAGAACTTCTTCGAGAAACCGTGTCTATTGCATATGCTGCGAGATTCGGACCTGATGCTGGAGATGTTTCCCTATGGGAAAATCGGTGTTGCGAATTGATCGACAAGTTAAATGTTATCCCGGTAATGGAATCCTGATAAAATATAAAATATGAAAGCTATAGCGGCAATGGATGTTGATCGGATAACCGGGTTTCGTAGGAAGTTGCTTTGGACATCAATTCCCGATAATTTGGAATTGTTTAAAGAAATGTCTGTGGGCAATGCTCTAGTCATGGGACAATCTATGTTTCAATCCGCCAAGATTTTTCCGGATAGATTTATTTATGTATTGACAAATAATGCTGATAAAATTTCTTCTACAAGTCAACTCATTAAATGTCTAAACGATGACGGATTGCATCATTGCTATATTAGTGGGGAAACTCTGAAAAAGATGATTAAGAATTTTCCTCACCGGACAAATAATTTTTGGCTATGTGGAGGTATTAAAATATATCAGGAATTTATTCCGTATTGTAATGAACTTTATATGTCACATGTATTAAATCAATATGAGGGGGATACTTATATGCCGTCATTTGAAGATAATTTTTCGAACTCTGAAATAGTTAAAGAAACTCGGGATTTTTGGGTGGTTCGTTATTGGTAAAAAACATGAATAAAAATGATTATCGGGAGCATTATCGGGATTTGTTTGCGGGTGCGGTATACCGAGGTGAGACGAACTCAAAGAACACTAGTATAGTTAGCGGTGTAGCTTTGCCTATAAAGAATTTATTTTTGAAGGGGAAGATATATGGGAAGGTAATTGACTATGGGTGTGGGCAGGTTGATCGTAACGGCAAGTATTTGCGGGAAAACGGGTTGAAGGTATATTCATATGATCTTAATTGGGGTACCGAAGTAGATGGTTACAGTGGGATAAGCAATATACGGATTGAAGATCATTTTGATGTTGGGTATACGAGTTATGTTTTGAATGTGGTAGGTGAGAATGATCAGGAGGATATATTGAAATATATGGATGTTCATTGTGATCATCAGTATAATGTGGTACGGAATATGGATGTATATCCGATGCTAGTTAAGGCATTAGAGCGAAGGGATAAGACGGTTATGGATTTTTATTTAAACAAGTTTGGAGGTAAGCCGGAAGATATTGGAAATAAGGAAGTGATGATGGCGTTTGCTAAATTTGGGACTAAGACGAGCAAGGGGTTTCAGAGGATAGTATATTTGGAAGGTATGGGGTATAGATTAATAGAAAAGAGTACTGGGTTTAAAATATACGAGAAGTAGATATAACGGAGAAGGAAGCGTTGCATATTGCGAAGAGCATAGCTAATTCGACAAAAAAGTAAAAAACGACAACAGTTTAACCTAACGGGGCAAGAAATCCCCCGATAAAAAAGTGGGAAAAGAATTGACAAATTGCGATAGATGATATAGAATGTTAGGACTGATAGAAAATCAAAGCCATCGCATATAACATTATGATTGATAACGATAAAACAAAGCCCGGCAGCACAGTATCCTTCCTCGATCTTTTTTTAACTCAAGCAAAAACAGTGAAACCGTTTCCTATTCTTTATTCCCGCACTTCAACCGGGGCGATCCAAACATGGCGGGTGGAAACCGATAATAATAAGTATAGATTTGTCACCGGACAAAAGGGAAGTTCTAATCTTGTAACAAGTGAATGGACCGTATGTGAAGGTAAAAATCTAGGTAAAGCGAATGAGACTACAGGGGAATCTCAGGCTCTTAAAGAAGCTAAAGCTGCCATGTCAAAGAAGTTTAAAAGTGGAGGATATTGGGAAAACGAAGCAGATATTGATAAAGTTAGATACATTGAACCAATTTTAGCAAAATCATATAAAGATTATGCCGATGTTATAGATTTTTCCACGGAGGAATGGGGAGCACAGAACAAGTATAATGGAATATGCTGCCTAATAACTTCGGGCGGTGCTATCTCACGAAAAGGTGAAAAATTTGTTAGTATTCCTCATATTGTTGAAAGTTTAAAAGAATTTTTTCAACATCATCCATCGGCGGTATTACACGGAGAATTGTTTAATGATGATTATCGTCAACAACTAAATGAAATTGCCAAATTATGTCGAAAGACCGTTCATGTCTCTTCCGAGGATTTTGCTCGAAGTAAACAATTAATACGTTATTATATTTATGATGGATATTTTCCCGATGACAATTTGGGAGAATCCTCCCCATATAGAAATCGGAAAGCGTTTATTGATTCGGAAATTATAGGGAAATATGCGTATTGCGAACATGTTCCTACCATTTCAATTCATAGTGAAGCAGAGTTGGATATTGAGTTTAAAACCCGCCTTAAACGTGGCGATGAAGGTAATATTCTTAGGAATATGAATATGCCATATGAACACAAACGTAGTCGGAACTTGTTGAAAGTAAAGGAGTTATGTGATTCAGAAGCAATTATTTTAGATATTAAAGAGGGTAACGGTAATTGGGCCGGGACCGGAAAGATTATTACTCTTAAATGGAATGATAAGGTGTTTGATGCCACATTCAAAGGAACAATGGAAGAGGGTAGAATCTTTTTGAGTGAGAAAAATAAATGGATTGGTCGAGAAGTGACATTTCTATATAATGGTTTAACTGGATTAGGAGTTCCTAATTATGCCAGGGTGGAAATCAACAATTGTTTAAAGGGAGATCGTTAATTGAATCGATATATTTGTTTTGATACGGAAACCGGCGGTACAACTCTTGATACCAGCCTGTTTACCGCTTGTTTTGTTGCATTAGATGAAAATCTTAATGTCGTAGATGAACTTGATTTATTGGTAAAACCTGATAATGATCAATATGTTGTAACAGCTCAAGCTTTAACCGTTAATCATATTAATATAATTGCCCATGATGGTGTCGCCATTCCATATAAGACAGCAAAGCCAAAATTGTATCAATTCTTACAAAAAAATTCAAATGGCGGAGCCGAAAAACTTACTCCAATTGGACACGGAATTTATTTTGATATTCTTAGAATTAAACAAGATTTAATTGGCGCTGGAACATGGGATACTTTTGTTAGCTATAGGACAATAGATACGTCTATCATCTGTCAATTTTTACGAGCGGCTAAATTGTTTCCTGATGACGTTTCTGGATCATTGGGAAGTCTGGTGAGTTATTTTAATCTATCTCCACAAGGAGAGTTACACACCGCACGGACTGATACATTACAAACGGTTGCCGTGTTAAAAGAACTACTAAAAATTGTAAAAAAATAATATGATGACGCTTAGGACTACTGACCAGAATGTATTTTTTACTTCTGATTGGCATTGGAATCATGGACAATCATTCGTATGGGAGAAACGGGGATATGCTTCGGTTCAAACCCATAATGAAGCTTTAATTAAATCCATGAACGATAGTGTTGGTCAGGAGGATATTCTTTTTAATCTGGGTGATTTGGTACTTAATTGTTCTATAGAACAATTTGAGTCTCTTATTTCTCGTATTATTTGCCAAAATATTTATTTAATGGCGGGAAATCATTCAAACCCGCATTTTAAAAATATTTATAAACCAATAGTTCAAAAATTACTTGGGGATAATTATACTCCAGAGAGTGAAGTGTATCCTCTTCGATATAAGAATGTTGTTTATATTAATCATTATATGGAAATATCCGTTAATGATCAATTTATTGCGATGTCTCATTATCCAAACCTAATATGGAATCATTCGGGTAAAGGAAGTTGGATGCTTTGCGGGCATAGCCATTCTAGTTGTCAGATGACAAATAGCAAAAGCAATTACGGAAAAATATTGGATGTTGGATTTGATGAGTTTAAACGTCCATTGACATTTCAAGAAGTGAAAAAAATAATGGATATTAAAATTATATCGGCGGTTGATCATCACTAATCCATACTCATTGTTAGCGATAAAATATAAAATATATGAATAAATATTTAGATGAATATCTTTGTAAAAAATACCCGAAAATATTTCAAGATAGAAACGCTCCTATGGCGGAGACGTGTATGTGTTGGGGATTTCCAGGCAACGGGTGGTTTTTTTTATTAGACACTTTATGCGAGGGAATTCAGCATCATATTGATAACCCCCCTTATGTCTATAAGAAATCTGTTAAGTTTGGGTTTAAACGGCTTTGGAATGGTATGGTAATTAAATTCCGTTTGCCCTATAAATGGACATACGGCGAATTAATGGAACCCTCAGTAATTTCGCAGGTTATAGCTTTACAGGTTAAGGAAAAATTTTCATCGTTGCGTTTTTATTATAGTGGAGGGGACAAAAAAATTAGAGGAATGGTTACTTTGGCGGAGCATATGTCGGCTCATATTTGTGAAATATGTGGAAAGATGAATGAGGAAATAGGTAGGAACACTAAAGGATGGTCGGTTACTACGTGCAAAGGGCATTCTAATGGCGCTCGGGATTTCAAATTTAATTATGATGCCGCAGAGATAACGACGTGGGAAAATGTTCGTGAGGAGATCGCAGGAAAGCCCGCCTCATGATAGGCGTGAATAAACCGTTTGATAAAGGTCTTCACACAAAAAACGATCCGAAATCTCGCCGATTGATTAAAGATTTTTTTGCTGAACGTGGATTGGTTTTAATAGACCATCCAAACAAATATGACATTGACTTAATATCGGAAGACGGTATAATTCGAGTGGAAGTTGAACATCGTTTAAATTGGGTAAATGCAGTTTTTCCTTATGCAGAAATAAACGTGCCAGAGAGAAAGGCTAAATTCTTTGCGAAAGGAAAAGCTCATTACTGTATTTTATCTAAAGAATATGAATATGTTGGATTTATATCTGCTGAAAAAATTCAGAAGTACATAAAACCTAGATTTCTAAAAGAATCCAGTAATCGATTTGTAAAAGAAAATGAATTTTTTTATAAAGTCCCAAAAGAAGAATTTGAATTTTATCAAGTAACAGTTGAATAAAACATCGAAAAAGTTAAAATATTTTTGTGGTTGACAAATTGAGGTAATTGGTGTAGGATATTAAGAATGGTCGGAATTCCTCCCCGAGGCTAAAGCCGTCGGGGTTTCCTTCCTCCAAAACAATGAATGAACCTAAAGTAGAATATCAATTAGAGAAAGCGGTCACCGGTAAAGTGGAAAAAAAAGTGCCGGTTGTATTAGAAGATAAAGAAGGCAATAAAATTCGAGCCCCATGGGCACCAAAAGCAAATTGTAAACGGTGTCTCGGACGAGGTTATATGGGGATGTCAACTATAACAAACGTATTACTTCCTTGTCGTAAATGTTATCCTTGGCAATGATATGACTAATAATGCCAAAGATTATCTTGTTGAAGGTCCACTATATCCTTCGTTCATCCATCTGTGGAAAGACGATTTGTCTATGTTATCCGACGTTCCACTTGATTGGAAAGAGCGAGAAGTATTTCGGATTTTTGCATCGAAAATATATGAACGGTTAACTCAGCCGCAGGTTATTCAGAAATTTGTCAATGACGCATATGAAGATGGATATCAAGAGGGAAAAGAGAATGTGATAGAAGCCGTTATAATAGAGTTGACAAAACTGGAAACCGGTAAATCCGAGGATGCTGTGGAGATATTGGAGCAAGCGATAAACTCATTGCGAATTATATGATATATTTTTTAGAAAACACAAATTTATTAACATGGTATGAAGAACAAACAAAGCCTTGTGGTATTGGGCATAGTTGCAACTGCTTTCATACATTCGGAAGTGGCATTGCTAAATCTATTAAAGACGCATATCCACAAGCATATGCCGCAGATTTAACAACTTTGCGGGCATCAAAAGATAAACTTGGAATTTTTTCTTGTGCAACAATTCAGACAGTCCCTCATAAGATAATTTATAATATCTATGGTCAATTTGATTTTGGGAGAGATAAGCGATATGATTTTGGGAGAGATAAGCGATATACCTCATATGATGCTTTATTTGATGGCGTGTCAGCAATGCGAAGTCATGCTATTGAAAATGATATAGAGCTACTTGGATTGCCGCAAAATATCGGGTGTTATCGGGGCGGAGCAAATTGGAACATCGTGGAAGCGATTTTACGAGAGATTTTTGCGGCAGATAAAGCGTTATCGTTAGTAATATGTCATTATAATCCTTCGCCGATTTAAATATGAAAAAATTATTTGTAATATTATTCGGGATTATTGTTCTTATAAGTTTTCCCAGTTGTACAACCTATGTTGGTCCCGGTCCGGTTTATTGTCCTACTCCCGTCTATTATTCTTCGCCAGTTTATTATCCTCCACCTGTTATTTTTTATGGGCCATATTGGCATTCGGATCATCGCTATTATTACCGGCGTTAAAGTTTTTAAAAAAGGGAGTTGACTTTTTATACCGAACCGGTATACTCGTTTCAATATGGCAACTGTAATTAAAGAATTGCGATTAATCAACGTTGGGGTAGATGTGAACATGAACCGCTGGTGGACGGGGCGAGTTTATGACAATGGGGACTTTGAAGCCGTGTGGGGACGGGTTGGTAATAGTGGGCAGAGTAAACTTTTCCCCGGTGGCGGAGAAACTAAACTGGAAGAGATGCGCCGGGACAAAATTAAGAAAGGTTATTCCGAACTGAAAACTGTTGGCGGTCCTGCTTCATCGGTTGTATCTGAATCAAAACACATGGGCAATAGTGAACTTCGCCAAATCGCTAAAGCACAACTACTTAAAACCCAAAATCCCGTGCTGGATCGGTTGGTTGATCGGCTTATTCAAGCGAATGTTCATCGCATTACCACCTCTACTCAAATTCAGTTTAATTCTTCAACTGGATTGTTTAGTACTCCGCTCGGTATCGTTACTCCAGATGGCATTACCGAAGCTCGTAATTTGCTGGTAACTTTAAATCATTGTGTTTCTCTCCGTGATTGGGCGTCTTATAAAATGTCGAGTGCGGTGAACCAGTATCTTCGCATTGTTCCACAAAATGTGGGTATGAAACTGAGTGTCGAAGCTCTTTTTCCAGACGACGGAGCCATTCAAAAACAATCAAACATATTAGATTCCCTCGAATCTTCTTATCAAGCATTGCAGTCACAACCCGTCACTACCAATGCCACGGCAAAGTCAGTGGAGCAGGTATTCAAAGTGGATTTTGATGTGCTCAACGATCAGAAAGAGATTGATAGAATTGTACGGTGGTTTAATACGAGTAATAAGGCAATTCATGGATATTCGAATGTTAGGATCATGACTTTCCTAAAAATCAAAATTCATGATAACTGGAACAGTTTTAATGAAAAAACTGGAAACATAAAGGAAATCTGGCATGGTAGCAGCGAAGCTAATTTGTTAAGTATTTTGAAAACGGGCCTAAAGGTAAGTCCTCCATCCACGACAACTCTCACCGGAAAAATGTTTGGTGAAGGTCACTATGGAGCGTTGGATAGTAGCAAATCCATGCAATATACATTTGGTAGGTTCAGTGGCCAGCATGGTAGTAGTGGATGGCTTTTTATTGCTGATTTTGCAATGGGGAATACATATTTTATCAATTCCTATGGCGGGAATAAACCGGTCGGATACGATTCTATATGGGCAAAAGCGGCGAATACCGGACTGCGATTCGATGAACTGATTGTTCCGAGAGATAATCAAGTACGTCTCAAATATTTGATAGAAGTAAAATAGTTTATATTATATTATATGAAAAAAACAATTGGAGTCCTGCTAATTTTAGCAGGGATAGCGTTGGGTTTATATGTCGGATTATATCTATGTTTTATTTGTGGAATTATAGATATCATCAAGGAAATTAGATCTTCAGATTTGAATGCCGTCAATGTGGCATGGGATATTGTTCGGATTATGTTTGCCAGCGTTGCAGGATGGATATGTGCATTCTTGTTCATTACTCCCGGCTACGCAATGGTAAAGTAATAAAATATTCCCTTGACTTTTTATACCGAACCCGTATAATGCTGATGTAACGTAGAAAACAATAAAACAATAAAACAATAAATATATGTGCAATCCAAATACCCTATCGGTGACTTTGCAAACGGCGGTTCTTATGCAGATTCAAGAATTCGTGAATAGTGGACAGATGTTCTCCCGCTACGACATTACGTTGGCAATTCGGCGGAAATGTAATGATGGTCTTCTGGAAATTCCAGCAGTAGAAAATACTAATCCCGGTGCCATTAATCGTTTTCCTATTCATAAGACCGCAGTGGATGATATTTTTGAACAATTATATCAAAACTGTCTTATCAATGGACTTCCACCGTTGCGATATGATTTTGATCGAACTAAGGGATATCGATTATTCTCCGTAGATACTACTGCGCAAACAACTATTCCGGTTCCTGTTCCCATTAGCAATGTAACGCCAATGGATAATAAAGTTGTAAATGTGCCTTCTTTGGACTCAGTATCTTCTTCTACGGCATCTCCCGCTAATACCACGATGGTTACTATGAGTGATGGCGAAATTCGTAGGCGAGTGGGTCTATATATGGATCGGTGTAGGAAAATTGGAGCAACTCCTACAATTAAACAGATCCAATCGGCAATTAAACGTAAGAATAAAAGCACCGGTCTTTCATATCGGGAAATTACCAATATCACAACTTCCATGGGATATAAAGTTTAATTTAGTTTTGTTTAATCGAGCTATTGAGAAGTGGGAGGGGCATTTTGCCGTCCCTTCTCTATTTATATTCATGATTAATGATGGCGTTGTAAATATACCGGCAAAAGAAGAAAAGGCTATTAATGCTTTTATAGAAAATATTTCTAATTTCTTTAATAAAAATAAATCTGCTTACATTGACAAGTGGGACATGGCTATTTGTTCTGTGATCAAGCAATATGCCAATGAAATATCTCCGAAATATCACTTGGAAAAGATATTCTGGAGGTTTGTGTATGAGGTAGAAAATGTCAACAAGGCGGGATATATTCCGAAGCACAATGAAATATTTGTCAATTTAGTATTTTGTGTTAAGAAGCCAAAAGAGAGATTAGGAGGTCAAGCGATTGATTTCAAAGCGGTTACTGTGTATATTTATCACGAATGGGTTCATTACAAGCAAGATATTCTTGTTAAGAAGAAACATTCCAAGGGATTGGGTGGATTTTTTGACATGTATAATAAGACTGCTTACCACGATATTAAATGGGAGCAGATGGCATTAGCCCGTCAAGAGATTGAGTGGATAAAGCAGCGGATACGGAAGGTAACGCCGGAAGAAGTGATGAAGTGGTTACGAGAGTGGGGATTGAAGAGTGATCCTGCGTTAATTAGGCTTAAAAACACGAATCCGATGGCATATAAAAGAATTCTGAAATATGCCGTTATGTTCATTTTGAAGAAACAAGCTAAAGCTGTTACTAAAACACGATAGTATATTCATCTCCATTCATTTCGTCATCCGGCCATTTTATTTTAATTCTCTGAACTATTTCAGGGGGGAAATATTTCATATTTAAAATATTCATCATGTCATTATAAGTAATATCGATATGACGATTTAAAGCTAGATTGGAGGTGAACCAAGTAATACGATAAGGTAATTCTCCCGGTTTGGCATTGGCAGATGCAATTCCAATAAAAGTAGTAGAATTTCCATTCTTTTTCATTTCAATCGGAAATTTCTTTCCAAACGATGCTTCCAAGAGGATTTCGAGTAGTATATTTTTCAAAGTTAATTGCATTGTATATAAATAGGTTTTTTAGAAAGAAAACCTTGACTTTTTCCTTAAAACTGATAGATTACACTAAATTGAATATGGAATATTCTTGTATAACTCGTGACACCGATGCTCTTATTGGAGAGTCATTTTCTGATTATTCTCCTCCTTCGTGGGACGTGTATTTTTTGCGATTATCATATGAAGTCGCAACAAAATCCCGTGATCCTTCGACGAAATTCGGGGCAGTTGTGGTAAAAGATAAACGTCCTATATTATTTGGGTATAATGGATTGCCCTCAAATGTGAAAGATTTGCCGGAACGATTGGCAAGACCGGCTAAATATAAATGGACAATTCATTCGGAAGCCAATGCTCTTATTTGTGGAGCAAAATTTGGAATATCAACTAATAAAGCGACATTATATATAGCTGGAATGCCATGTGCGGGATGTGCGACTATGATTGTAGCCGCAGGTATTAGCAAAGTAGTTATTCATCGCCCCACTGCATTAATTTTTTCATTGGTAAGTCCATATGGAGAAGACGATGTAATTACGACCACCATGTTCGATGAGGCCGGAATAGAGGTGGTGTTTGTGGAAGAACCGGTTAATAAGATTGCCTATTTGGGTGGAAAGAAATATAATGTATAATTATGATTAAATTGTTGGAATTATTGTTATTTTTAGGTTTTGTGAGTATGCTTGCATGGGGACTGATGTTTGTAATTGAACGAGAAGTGAACGATCCGGACGATAAAGAATAATATGCTAGGAGCTATAATTGGTGATATTGCGGGAGCACCCTATGAGGGTGATAAATTAAGTCAAGATAAACGAGACTATCGTCCTTTCTTTTTGAATGGATTAGCTAAATTTACTGATGATACTAATCTGACAATTGCGGTAGCGGATTCATTATTGACAGGGGTTCCTTTCCATGAAAAATTTTTGGAATGGTATAATAAAAATCCTAATCTTGGATATGGATCTTCGTTTAAAGAGTGGGCCGCAACCGGAGGTACCATGCAAAATGATAGTCGTGGTGATGGGGCTGCAATGCGAGTAAGCCCGATTGCTTTATTTGCATTGAATTTAGAACTATTGGGGGTGGATGGTAAGCCTATTGAGTTGTCTTTTGAGGATAGGTTAGCATGGGCGTATGAACAGGCAGTAGAGAGTACTAAAATGACTCATAATTGCGATGAATCTCGCAATGGGGCGTTGGCAGTTACTACAGCAGCGATGTTAGCGGCGAAAAAATATACGAAAGCGGAAATTAAAGATAACATTGTAAAACTTACTGGTTATGATTTATCTGCCTCGGTAGAAACTGTTAGGGAAACATGGACAAAGCGAGATATTAGATGTGATATTACGGTACCTCAGGCATTGATTTGTTTTTTAGAATCTACTAGTTTTGAAGATACTATTCGTTTATCTGTTTATTCCAAAGGAGATGTAGATACCATTGCTGCCATTGCGGGAGGGATTGCCGAACATTTTTATGGAATAGATAGCATTAATACCGGCATCCTCGTCGAAACTAAATTACGATTACAGCCCGAAATGATTGATATTATAAATAAATGTTATGGAAATACTCTTAAATGGTAATAAGCCGGAATCACGCTGGCTTATTTACCGACGAAAGGTTTGGATTAAAAATACTATTATCGTTCCGACGATCGGGATTATAACATATTGGTTTTCATCCTGAAAAAACATGAAAAAACATTCTAATCCTTATGAAGTTTTAGGAGTGCCTCCAACTTCGACTGTGGAAGAAGTGTCCGCTGCTTATAAAAAATTAGTTAAAACTCATCATCCAGATCTTCATCAAGATGCCGCTAAGAAAAAAGAGTCAGAGGAAACGATGAAGAAAATAAATGTGGCTTACGATGAAATAACTAATCCTAAGCAACATTCTCGGGGAGGTTCTCCGTTTAATGATGACAACCTTAATGAAATGTTCGGCGATTTGTTTGGGAACAGACAAGGTGGAAGAAATCCATTTCATGATTTTTTTGGAAGAGGCGGTAATACATTTCATTTTTCATCCACTCAAACAATTTGCTGTGAATTGCCTCTCTCTATAACCAAGGCGGTTTTAGGCGGGGAAGTTGAATATGAGTCTCCGGTAGGTAAACTTAAATTTAATTTACCGCCTGCAACCCAGCCGGGGTTTGTATTCAACCTTCAAGTAAATAAAGATAGTAATTCTACAATAATTCTACAAATTCACGTTAAGGTTATTATTCCTTCTAATTTAACGGATGAACAGAAGAAAAAATTAGAGGAATTAGGAATTTAATTTGTGGATAGAATAAAACAAATTATTATCATTCGACGGGATTTAAAAAATGTTGATGGGCAAAAAGTTAGAAGTGGAAAAATTATTGCGCAAGCGTGTCATGCGAGCATTGCGTTTTTAACTAATTTTATTAGAAAAAATCCCGAATCAAACATCGGCCAAAAACTATCGTCTGTACAAAAAGAATGGATTGATGGTTCATTTTTTAAAATTTGTTTAGCAGTGGATAGCGAAAAAGAATTGCTTGACATTTTAGAAAAATCTCGTAATATTGGATTAGATGCTCATTTGATCACGGATAAGGGACACACTGAATTTGGTGGAATATCAACTAATACTTGTTTAGCATTGGGTCCGGATTATAGTAGCCGACTTGATCCTATTACCGGGCATTTAAAATTGTTTTAAAATTATGAAAAAATATACTGGTCCAAAAGTTCTACCTACCGTAGATATTGCTGCAATCAATTTGGAAGACGATATGCTTGTACTAGTTCGTAGACCGAATGAACCCTTGTGGCGGTTTCCCGGTGGATTTGCTGACGTCAATTGTGAATCCTATGAGAATGATGCTCTACGGGAACTTAAAGAGGAAACAAATATTTATGGTAATAATATAGAATATATTGGATCTACTTGTATAGATGACCCTCGCTACAAAAAAAGCAAAGATAAAATTAAAACAATGTTCTTTGCTGTTACTAAATGGAACGGGGAATTCAATGCGGCAGATGACTTAAAAGGAGGCGAAATCAAACTTCTGGATGCTCATACTGTTACACCGGAAATGCTTATGCCCGAGCATAGAGTGCTGTTGACTATGTTATTGAATTGGTTACAATGGTGATTAAATTATCAAAGTAGATTATCGACTTAAAGTGCCAACGGGCGATATTCTTATTGTAAATGGAGATAAATGAAAACCTGAAATGCTATTCTTTCGGGAACACTGCCATTAGTTAATTACGAAAAAATATAAAATAAAATGAAAAATACTCACCTATTTGTTATTGATCCTCAGAATGATTTCACTGAAGAGAACGGAGCATTATATGTTCCCGGTGCCAATCCGGATATGACTAGATTGTCTTCATTTATTAGGAAAAATTTAAATAGATTCGGAGAAATTCATTGTTCCCTTGACAGTCATCAAAGTGTTCATATCGCTCATCCTATTTTTTGGTTGAATTTAAAAAATGAACATCCTGCACCATTTACAATCATTACACGAGAAGATGTTCAAAGTGGAACATGGAAGCCTTTTCATAGTGATTTACAAGAATATGTTCAACGATACATGGACGTTGTGCAAATCATAACAATTTGGCCTCCTCATTGTATAATTGGAAGTTGGGGACATATGATTTCATCTCTCGTTTCAAACGCTTTTATCGAATGGGAAATCACTCAACTAAGTAAAGTTAATTATATAATGAAAGGGATGAATTATCTTACCGAACAATATAGTGCGGTTAAAGCCGTCGTTGAAAATTCCGAAGATATATCTACTCATCTAAATACCCAATTAATTGAAATTCTCTCAACTGCTGATGAGATTTTAATTGCGGGAGAAGCATTAAGTCATTGTGTTAATTATACGGTTGTGGACATTGCTGATAATATCGGGGAAGAGAATATTAAAAAACTTGTATTATTAACCGATGTTTCGTCAAACGTGTTGGGATGTGAGAAAATGGGACAGGAGTTTGTTGAAAAGATGGTGACTCGTGGAATGCGTCTTTCAAATACAATTGAATGGTAGATAATATGCGTTTCTAAAAATGAAATTATGTCCGATAAAATTGCGGGGATTACATGTTTCCAAATCTTTAGTAGAAAAAAAAGCAATTCCTTTAAATATAAGTTTTTTACAGTGGATGTTGTACCGAGAGCCATCTAAAGAAGCCGCAGTGTGGCGATTCCCTCAAACGAGATTAAAAACTCTAGATATACAAACGATGCCTTGTTTGATTAATTGGAAATTGCCACGAAAGTCATTAATGATGAGATTGTCAAGAAGTGTACTATGAAAGTTATAAAAAAGGGAAAAATTTCTAAGCCAAAATATGAATATATTGCGGAATGTTCAAATTGTGGATATACCGCATTGTGTTCGGGAGCAGAAGTAACTTTTGTTGAAGATAGAGGACAAGATTATCCAACCGTCATGTGTCCTACATTGGGATGTCAACACGTTATATGGTGTCATGCACATCCAAGAACAAAGTGAGAAGTCTGTGTTGTTTTGATTGTGGAGGTGAACCGTGGGGACACGGCGAAGATTTCTATGTTAGAAATTCATTGTGGTTGTTAGTGATTCCTAGTAGAAAACGTACGGGAATAATTTGTTTAGATTGTTTTGAAAAACGATTAGGAAGACGGCTTATCAGAAAAGATTTTCAAATATGGTTTAGGGAGAATCGCTGGTTTGGCGACAACCGGCGTAAAATAAACCATCCTATTTCATTGAAATTGTCTCAGAGAATCAAAAAACGGGCTTGACTTTTCGCCCAAAATCATTATCATGCCAATAATGAAATTTGATGAACCAATTATAACCTCAATACTGGATACCGATTGTTATAAGTTTTTTATGGGACAACTAGTGTTCCATGATTTACCAGTAGCGATGGTTGAGTATTCATTCATAAATCGTGGCGATACTTCATTTCCCAAAGAGTTTGACAAAGTATTGAATTGGCAGATAGAGCAGATGGCAACGTTGAAATTAACGGATGATGAAGCTAATTTTCTTAATACTATTCCCGGCATTCGTCCTACCTATGTGGAATGGTTTAAAAATTACCGATATGATCCCGGCGAGGTTGTTGTTCAACAAAATGAAGGTAAACTTTCTATTTCTATAAAGGGATCGTGGTATCGAACCATTTTTTGGGAAATTCCATTGATGGCATTAGTTTCGGAACTCTTCTTCAAAATGACCGGTCAGACGCCGGATATTGAAACTGATTCACGTCTTACTAAAAAAACTGAAAATCTTTCAAACGCTAGATGTCAATGGTCTGATTTTGGAACCCGGCGACGGTTTTCGTATGACACCCAAGATTGTGTAGTAAACCACATGAAATTTTTCAAGGGTTTCATTGGCACCAGCAATGTTCATTTAGCTATGAAACATGAAATCCGACCGATTGGTACGTCTGCTCATGAAATGGTAATGGGATTATCGGCTCTCTATGGTTCTAAAATGGCAAATAAAATGTGGATGAAACATTGGAGTGATCATTTCGGTGGACTTAATGGTATTGCCCTCACAGATACTTTCACTACCGAAGTGTTCCTTCGGGATTGGGATAATTATTTCGCTCGCTTATTTGATGGGGTCCGGCAGGATAGTGGCGATCCATTTGCGTGGGGTAAAAAAATGTTGACTCATTATACCAAACTCGGGATAGATGCGACGTCGAAAAAATTCGTGTTCAGTGATGGATTGAACGATGAAGTGTTTATTCGATTAACAAAACATTTCAGAGGATGGGCTCAGGTTATCGGAGGCATAGGAACTTTTCTCACGAATGACTGTGGAAAACATATAACTCCACTGAATATGGTAATTAAAATGACCACTGCTGATTTCGGATATGGTCCGGTGGATGTGGTTAAACTTTCAGATGTTATGAATAAACATACGGGTAAGTTAGACGCCATAGAATTAACAAAGAAAGAATTGAAAGCACTGTAAAAAAATATGAAAAATTTAGCAGTTGAGATATCTATTTGGTTAGAAAAATACGCAATTAAAAATAATCGTGCGGCATGGGTAGTTGGGGTATCTGGGGGAGTAGATAGTGCTCTTGTATCTACCTTATGTGCGTTAACGGGAATGCCGACGCATTGTGTAATAATGCCTTGTCAATCTAGACCCGATAGTATGGAGCTTGCAAGAAGCCATGTAGATTGGCTTACAAAAAAATATGGTGAAGAGGTTGTTACATATCATAAGTTTGATTTAACCAATACCTTTGAACAATTTGCAACTGCATGTGCTGGTAAGTATGATAATGATTTAGCATACGCTAACACTAAAAGCCGTCTTCGTATGATTGTTCTTTATCAGATTGCTACCTGTTGTGATGGATTAGTAGTTGGAACCGGCAATAAAGTAGAAGATTTTGGGATCGGATTCTTTACAAAATATGGAGATGGGGGGGTTGACATTAGTCCAATTGCTGATATAATGAAAAGTGAAGTTCGTCAAATGTGTCGTGCATTAAAAGTTCTACCTGAACTATGCGAAGCAATTCCTACCGATGGATTGTGGGCAGATAATAGAACAGACGAAATTGCAATTGGCGCAAGTTATGATGAATTAGAATGGGCGATGACATTTTCGGAGAGAGGGGGCGGTTCGGATATTGTGAGAGAACGGTTAACAGAGCGACAAAAAGAAGTTTTAAAAATTTATGATAAGTGGCATAATGCGGGAGCCCACAAAATGGTTCCTATTCCCACTTTTAAACGGATACTGAAATATTAAAAAAAAATAACATGAAATATACTAGAGTAATAACATTTGAATTCGATGATATCGAAGATGCGGAAGCTTTTACCGATTTTTTACGAGATGCTAGCGACGAGAATAATATGCAAATTGTGAAAATTGAAAACCCAAGTGAGAAACTTGTTGACAAAAAGAAATAAATATGCTATTTTCAGGTGAAATAATTGGCGCAGATTCTTCTAATAAAGAACTCACCGTTCGCTGTGATGATGATATTAATGGAATCATTATTGGGGAACGAGTGATTATTGAAGAGCTACTTGACCGCCGTGTAATAAACCGAAAACGATTATATGAATTATACATGTATCAAATAAACGAAATATCTGAAAAGTGCGATTGGAAGAGCGTTTTCAGTCCCAAAGAAATTGTAGATATAATTTGTAATATCGTAGAAAATCATCCGGAATTATTTGATCGTGCATAATGAGGTAATTTTCGGAATTTGTGGTACCGCTGGAAGGAAACAAGATGCAGAACGTCTTTCTCGCAATCACTTTGATGCTATGTGTGAATGCGTTCGAGTATTACTTAAACAATTCAACGAGGGTGGATATGATGTGACAACACTTGCGGCGGGGGGTGCGGCGTTTGCTGACCACTCCGCCGTTACTTTATATTTAAATAAAGAAGTTCCGAAACTTAAACTTTTTTTCCCCTGTCAATTTCTTGGGGTTGATGAGGGATTTGATACTACTCCTTCAAGTGATAATGAGCGAGCCAAAGGATATTCCACCGGAGATATCGCTAATAGACTTCATGCTCGTTTCTCACGTAAGTTGGGAGTTAATTCTTTGAGTGAACTATCCATCGCAATTCAACAAGGGGCAGAGGTTCACGTTGCTAAAGGATTTTGGGCAAGAAATGCTTTAGTAGCTCAATCGGATATACTTCTAGCAATGACGTTTGGGGATCGTGAATGGGTTAAGCCCGGCAGTGGAACTGCTCACTGTGTAATGACTTATTTAAACAGAGTAAAGAAACATGGTTTCTTTGATAAAAGCTTCCACTATAATTTACAAGACGGGGAAATTTACATGGGGTGTAAAGCAAAAACTGATCCGAGTAGCCCATAGAAAGTTACTCGTATCGACTCAATATTAATGCGAATATAACGGAAATGGGAAGAATAATAAATAAAACAAATATTTGTTCTATCGCCCATAATAATTTTGCTATTGATTTCATTGGTTTTTTCTTTTTTCAACAAAGTATTTAATTGTACCCGCCGTGAATCCTACTGCCATGATAATAGTTACAATTTGGTTCGATGGCGGATCATGATAAATCGCATGACAACCTTTCACCAAACAATAAATAGAAAACACAAACAAAACTGTTGATAGTATTTGTTCGCCGGTGTCCTGTAAAAATTTGCCCATGTTGATTGTATTATATCGGTTATCATGAAAATGTCAACACAAAAAAAAAGGTTGACTTTTTTGAAAAAAACGATAAGATGCTAACGATGAACAATGTAGTTTGCATTTTTAATAATGATTATATTAGCATCTTGCTTGGTAATCGACAAATTGGAACGGTTCAAGAAGTCAATGGAGAGCCCACCATGTTTCTTGGAACCAATTGGAAAGATTCGGTAATGATGTTAACATTTACCGATGTTGAAATCATTCAGGATAATTGGGCAGCATTTAAAGAATGTGAAAATAATATTCTTGAAAAAATTAAACAAACCGAATTGGATTTTGTAAATAAATGACCGCAAAATGGAAAGTTAAGTGTTTGTGTTGCAACAAAATAGATACGTTTGAAGATGCCAAAAGTATTACTTACGCCAGATGGCGTATCATAGGATGGGATGTTGGAACTGCCGAGCCCAAAGTATCGTGCCCCGCTTGTGACTATTTTCCGGTGGAACAAAAAAAGAAGAAATAATCCATATATATAGCGGTTGTTGAGAATCGGATTGGATGTCAGAAAGTTCGAGATAAATATCCGGGAAAGAAAATCCTTTTTGGAACTATAGGACGTGTAGGAGAATACGGTAGAACACCACAAATGATACGTGAATCATTAACATAATTTGACAACAGAACACAACATAATCAACGGCGACTGTGTAAGTGAACTTAAAAAAATTCTTACTAACACCCAATATAACATATGACATTAAACGAAGCACATGAACGGTTAGAGGCGCAGGATGTATCAATTGATACTGTCGCCATCTCAATTGAATGGCTATTAAAGGAATGTAAAACTAAAGACATTAAGCCGTTTACTAAATTGGGGAATGAAATGATACAACGATTTTTTTCAATTTATCGAGATTGGCAAAAAATCCGAAAAGAGACAATTAAATTGGCAGAAAAGATTCATGCTGCTGACTTTAAAGATTATTCGGAAGGATTAGTTTATGCCGCTGCGGCTGATTTGTTGGTGCAAAAATGCCAAGTAGGACTGTTTGAGCAAATTGTATGTGTCGCTGAAACCGGAGAATTGCCGGAAAACGATGTTCCCTTTTAATTTTATATGAAATATAAAGAGTTATCTTCCCGACATAAAACTGCTATTATCAATCAAATTAAATTGATGCTGGCGGCTCACCGGAACTATGTATGGAACCGCTGGAGTAATTATGATGATGCCAATCCAATTGATCCCGTAATACATTCGGTGATTTGTAATGAAGGATATTATGGAGAGGCATTTGGGATTATGCGAGGATTGCGGGAAGTTGGATATGGTTATTTTGGAACGACCGACAAAAGTGCGGTAGAAGAAGATAAAAGTTATACTCCAGAACATAACTTGAGATGGTGGTTTCATACATTACAACGGGAATATTTGGTTGAAGAAGGATTTTTTAACTATACCTGTTCTGCCAAAAAATGTTCCGAATTGCTTGATAAATACCGTTCACTCGTTTCGGACTAACATGTCAAATAAAACCATTAAAATTATTACAAATATTCTGAAATCTCTGAAAGCAATGCGAGAAGAAGATGTGCCTGTTTATTGGTGTCTGTTGGTGTTCGGAGGAATTTCGTTTGGAGTTATTATTACGGTTCTACTAAAAGAAATAGGCGTTTATTCATTAATGGTGGTGTTATTCATATTATGGGTAAATTTGTTTATTGATCGATGGTTAGATAAAAATAATTAAAATATATGCAATCTGAAAAAGGTGATAGCTATTGGACTCTTAAAAGTGAAATACTTACTCTAGAAGATTTTGAACTTCCGGATGGCAGATATATTGGTGCTACTATTGAGTTTAGTGGCATTTGGGAAGATGACGCATTTGATTATGAATATGGTAGTATCTGTGGCACTCATCGTGAAGATCCCTATTTTACCATAGAGAAGTGGTGGGTGACAGGTGTTTGGGATATGGCAACAAAAACCGCTATTCCAATGGATGATGTCATTCAAATCGCAATAGATAAAGAAATGGATATTATTGCCAATTCAGTTGCGACTGAAGTCGAATTTCCCGAGCCGGATTGTCAACAACCCCTACCCTAAAGGGATAGGGGCTTGCCAGAGTTATGTCCGACAATTGGTGAGTTGACGTTCACCTGTCCATCAAGTGCTTCACAGCACGAGTTGGAGTGTTTGCTTCCTCTTAATTTAATATTATTTGCAGCATTCAAGTCCGCATCTAATATAATTCCATCCGAAGCATAATACCTACAGCCCTTCCTCTTACCACTCTCAATTCCTCTATGGTCATTTTGACTGGTGAAGTAAGGCTTAACCATTTCCACTCTCTTCCCGAGAGATTGTGCTTTGTAGGTCAGTATGGTTTTTAACAAATAATAAGGTACTTGAGATTGTCTATTATTAAATTTCTTTCCCCTATTCTTTGATTTGATTTTCGATAAATCCTCAATAACAATCGTATTAGCATCATTTTTTAATAATGTATTAACGATATGATGTATGTAATTTTTACTAAAATTATGTTCTTTTCGTTTAAGTGTGTTTAATTTTTTCCTTGCCGAGTGAGAATGATTTTGTTTAGATTGAAGTTTTCGCTTGCTCCATCTTATTTTTCGCTTGTAAGTATTAAACTCATTCCCCTTTATAATATCTCCTTCACTGGTTGCTACTAATCGTTTGATTCCCAAATCAAAACCAATAGATTTTTGATTATCAATAAACGAAGTTTCATCATTGAATACGACCGATAAATAGATATCATTGTTTTTAACAAAGAGAGATGGGTCTTGGAGTTTGTATTTAGCATACATTTCATTCAATTTATCATATGGAATAAAACTACAAACAATTCTTTTTGTATGAGTAGTGAGCTTGATTTTATCGTTACCAACCCATTTATATATTCTTTTATCTAAATTGATGGATAATTTATCGGTTTGTGGGGCTTCTTCTAACTGATGTTTATTTTTTCGGATAGCTTGATATTTTGATACAACATCTTGTTCTGCTTTGATAATAAATTGAGAAGGAATGGTTGGAATTGCTTCTTTAATTTTATAATAGCATCTATCATGGAGACCTTTAAGACCTTGGCATACATCCATTTCAAATCTAATTTTGGAGATTAGATTAAATGCCTGTTTCTTCAGTTCTAAAGAATCAAGAAGAAGTTGTTTATCTTCTTTACTTTCAAATTGAAGTTTAATATTATAGGTCTTCACAATAAATAAATAGTGTTGTGAAACCGAAAACATCGAAAAATTAAAATATTTTTGTGGTTGACAAATTGAGGTGGTTGGTGTAGGATATTAAGAATGGTCGGAATTCCTCCCCGAGGCTAAAGCCGTCGGGGTTTCCTTCCTCCAAAAAAATATGAAATCTCCCGATTTTGGTTGGTCGTTGATATTTATACGACGGAGGAATCCGGCGATGACTACAATAATAAATATTAATAATGGACATATATATGATGTTTATATCGGACGTGCGGGGTTTGGAAAAGATGGATATTTTTGCAATCCATTTACGCACGACAAAAGCGCAGTCAAAGCAATGTTTTTATTACCAACCCGAGAAGAATCAATTAAAGAATATACGAATTATTTTTTAGATCGAATTCAACATGATGCGGAATTTAAACGTCGAGTAATGGAATTAAAAGACAAAACGCTGGGATGTTTTTGCAAACCATTTGCATGTCACGGAGATATTATAGCAAAATGGCTTAATAGTTTACCGAATTAGACGTTAGTTTGTGATTAATGTTATAGCCTCTCACCGATATAGTGAGAGGCTTTTTTATGCGGGATATGGGGGTTTTTCCTACCGTATAACTACTGACGCTTTATTAGATAAGGTTGATATATGTATTATCACAATGAAAACTTTCACTTACATTTTATTTTTGTGTATGGCATTGTCTTGTTTCGGACAATCCAATACATTCCTTTATAATATCGATCAGATAGTGCCCGATAAAGGACAATCGGTATCTGTGACATTTTCTCCCGGTGCTCAATTTAATACCAATCCATTTCAAGCTACTTTATCGTATTCATTATCAAAAGGGCCTATTAGTTCTATTGCGGCGGTATTGCAACATGGACCGGTTCATTATGATTTGATTTCAGTCGGAGATGTTGTAACGGGAACAACTTTTACATCTGAGCCTATTGTTGATTTTCTAGGTAGTAAATATAATAATTGGACCCTTATTGTAACGGATGGTAGTCATGACAATGCTACAATGTTTCTTAATTCAATTAGATTAACGATACCAGAAGCTCCAAGTGGGGCATTATTGTTGCTGGGAATATTCTTTTTATTTGTTCTTATGATGTATCAAAGAACGAAATATGAATGAGAACCAAATATTCATTCAGTAGAAGTGGTATTTTTTTAGGAGCCCACCATGTTAAATCATCTTATACTACTATTAAGATGATGGTTATTTATTTTTTCGTAATATTATTTATAATTCTCATTGGAGTTAGTGTGGGTAGTATTAATAGTTCAAAGACTCCTCGTATGAAAAATATATTCAAATCGATTGTTGAGAATTGACATTTTTCAAAAAATCGGTAGCTTCCCGCCTACAGTCAACAACCCCTAGGCTAAAGCCATGGGGGCTTGAAAGACACCGAGCTTTCTCAGTGATTTATATTCATTCGGCGAATTGACTGTCGCCTGCCCATAAGTCAAACGGTTAGTTTGTGATATGGGATGTTTGGATAATTTAGCAATGTTAATCGCTGCATTTATATCCGCATCGTATATCATTCCATTAACTTTAGAGTAAAATCTACAACCTCTTCTCTCACCTTCAACCTTGCCTGTTACGGAATCGGTTTTAGATGTGTTGTAAGGGCAAACGAGCAGAACAGTTTTACCTTGATTCTGTGCCTTATAGGTTATTACTCTACGAAGTTCAAATAATGGAACTTGTGATATACTTCTTTTGTTTTGGTATTTATTTTTCTTTACTTTTATGGATTTGAGATTTTCTAAGCAAATTATGTCTGCTTCGGTATTGAGAACGGAATTAGCAATTAGATGGGTCTGGTTTTTGTTTTGATTATGTTCTTTTCGTCTTAAAGAATATCTTAATTTTCTGCGGGCAGATTTTGTCCCCTTAGATTTGAGGATGTCTTTTTGGTGTCTTAATCTTCGTTTACGTTCATTGAATTTTTTATCTATAATTAATTTTCCTTCGCTTGTTGCGGCAGACCTACGAATACCTAGATCGACTCCAATTGCCAATCTGGGTTTCAATTGAGGTTGTTTATTTTCAAATGACAAACAAATATAGATGTTTCCCATGTCCTCATAAATCAGAGGGTCTTGATAGGAATATTTATTAAGTAATTCTTTAAGTCGTGGATAAACCGTGAATTCAAATGTTTGTCTTTTATTTGCGGTTGTTATACGAATTGAAGATTTATTTGGTATTGAATAAAGTCTTTTATCCAACCGCATTGATAATTTCTTTTTTTCAATCGGAGATTTTATTTTATGTTTATTTGATTTAACGGAACGATACGACGAAATACATTCATTTAGAGAACGAATGATTACTTGTGATGTTATTTCGGGGTATTGTTTTCTAATATTATGATATACTTTGGAGTGTAATATTTTTGGAACAATTTTAGATTCGGAAAACTGTTCTTTAGAAGCAAAATTAAATACAAGTTTTTGATGTTCAAGCAACTTTTTAAGTTCGCTTGTATCACCGATTAGTTTTGTATTATAAGTAATCATTTGTTACAACAATATATATCACACGATAAACGAAAACATCAAAAAAAGTTAAAATATGTGATTTATTTTATGGTTGACAAACTGAGGTGGTTGGTGTAGGATATTAAGAATGGTCGGAATTCCTCCTCTACCCTAAAGGGATAGAGGCTTCCTTCCTCCAAGAAAGTGAACAAAAAAATTTGGAAATATAGTTGACTTTTTATAAATCTTCGGATAGAATATATCCAGCATGAAATCAAAAACACTTCATCCTTACAAACCAAATTATTGCTCGCATCCCGGTGAAACCCTTCTCGAAACTATAAACCAATATGGGCTTACCATATCTGAGTTTTCCAAACTGGTGGATGTTCCCCCGCTGAAAATTACTAACATAGTTAATTGGCAAGCTCCGATCACCTTGACAATTGCCGAGAAGTTGGAAAACACCCTCCATATCTCATCCGATTTTTGGATGGCGATGCAAGAGAATTATGATCGGTTTCAAAGGAATAGGTTGACAAAGACTATGCAATCTGATAGCATATAGGAAGTAAAATGCCGGAACAGACCAGCCACTACATCACCAACATATCACATGACTGATCAAGAAATAAACGTTGCAATTGCAACTGTGTGTGGAGAAGAATATCATGAACCTACCGGAGAAGAAATTAAATCTGGTAGTTATTATCAATATCAGCCAAACTACACCGGCGACTTAAATGCGATTCATTCTGCATGGTCGCAATTATCCATCGCAAAACAGGTTCTGGCCTGTAGCGAGCTTGAACGCCTGTGCTATGGCCCTTGCGATACAAAATTGAGGGTCGTCAATGCAAGTGCTCGTCTGAAATCGGAAGCCTTTTTGCGGGCAGAAGGAAAATGGAAGACTAGTTCAAAAATGACACCCGCTCAGAAAGCTAGCCGAAAGTAAAATCTGAGACTGTGACAGCGAAAGCGACAGGGGCGTGGAAATCGCCTGGGTGTCACCATTTTTTAAAATTATGAAATTAAATGACCTACCACCATTAGATCAAGCAGAAATCATTGCAAACAGAATTGCCAATATGGATGCTCTACGGGAACACGCCTTGAAGAGTCGCAATCCAATTGAGTTGATGACGATTGAATTGGATGCACAGGCCAGACTTATGGGACTCAATATGGATTATTGTGAGGAATTAGATGATGATGAATATGATCAATAATAATGACTAAATCACAACTACAAAAACACTTGGGGACCAAGCTAACATTTGAATTAGAAACATTCAGGATGTTATTTACGGACCTAGATGATAACCAACGTTTGGAATTAATCAAATCCCTTATTTGGACTTCGATTGACGCTCACGCTATGCATAAACGAGTTGTTAACGCAATTTTAAATCCTTCTTTTGAGAAAACACTTGATTAACTCGGGAGCCAGCAAACCCCTGCCCTAAACATTTTATCTTGGCGGGAGCAGAAAACCCATCTGCTTTAGCGGGTGGGTAGTTCATCAATATGAAAATTAGGCACATATATACAGTTATTAGAGAATACGAGATTGGTGCTGATGATCTCAAAGAAGAAATTGACTTTTTCAATGGTTCTATTATCGATGCATCGGGAGAATTTCTATATTCTGGAACTAGTGGGAAAGAAACAATCACAGTAAAAATGGAAATTGGAGATTAACATCAAAATACAGTTAAACAAAATATGACAAAATATAAAAAAATAATATGGGGTTTTGAACCTACTGATGATGTAACTTGTCTGGAACTTCCACAGAGGATTGCTTTTACTTTCGGTTATAATTGGGAAACGTCTACCATATATTCGAGAATGATTCCAATGGTTATAACTGATAAGAATTTTCGAGTTGGATTTGATCCCAACAGAAAATTAATGAATCTGGTTAAGGATTATAAATCCTCGGAATATTTGGTAGTATGGACAGGTGAATTTTTGATTAAAATGTTAAATAATCCTCCGTTGAATCCAATAGTAATCGAATCTACTGACGGTAAACTATCGGTTCACATTGAATCGGATAATGTGGTTTTTGTGGATAGCGATAAGTCGATTCAAGTTAGTGTTCCAAAGAAATTAGTACGGCAGACGGCGGGATTGTGTTAGTGTTCCAAAGAAATTAGTATGGCAGACGGCGGGATTGTTATTAAAATAGAATAAAGACTCCATCGAACGAAAGATGGGGCTTCTTTTTGTATATAGTTGGATATTTATATCTATATGATTAAACTTAAAGATATAATATTAGAATTTTTTGATAGATATTGGACATTGGAAATGGCTAAACCAATAGCCGATAAACTTGGGGCAAAAATAGTTGGTTCTGTTGCTAAATATGGAAAATCAAATCATGATTTAGATCTTAGAGTCGAACATAATGACATTTTATCTATAACAAAAATTTTAAATATTTTGGGTTTTGAATCATATGGAAGTGAAGTAGTTTCACCAGAAGAAGCAAAAAAATCCAAAAATATATATGGAAAAGGTTGGCAAAGAGCATATAATTTTATAAATAAAGATGATAAAATAATTCAAATTTGGATGGATCAAAATGATTAAATTAAAAGATATAATAGATATGACCAAATTACAACTACGAAAACACTTGGGGACCAAGCTAACATTTGACAATGTGGAACTTGCGAAATATGGCGTTTGATGTTGACAAATCAGGGATAATAGAATACATTACCGCTCGCAAATTGATACACGGTTTTTTGATAATACGATAGTTACAATGGATACAGGTGAAGTGCTGGAACAGATCAGATACTATATCACCACCACCCAGAATAAAAATATGAAAAATATGAAAAATATGAAAAACTACAGGAAAATAGTATGGTCATTCAATCCTTCGATTGACAGCGAAGTCATTCAGAGGATTGCATTTAGTTTCGGATACGATTGGGAGGACAATGACAGTTATGATGCTCTGACTAAGATAATTTTTTCTGAGGAGAGGATGATGTTTGATCCTAACACAAAGAAAATCTCGGCGGTTCATTGTAAATATGATTGCACACACACACGTTGGACGTCTAGTCTGCCCCATTTCATGGAATCCCTCAAAGACCCTCCTGAAATTATTCCAACTGTCTCTTCACCGGCACCGGATACAAAATCGAATCTAAACTTTCCGGTGGTCAGCTTTATGTATCACGACAAGATTCGTCGGGTTCGGGTTACTAAAATGTATGATAACCACCTGGAAGGGTTTGAAACCTCCTGTGGCGGGAAACCCTACCTAATAGAATCCTACAAGAAATATCGGATTGATGAGATGGAATCCGATGTTGTCTTGATAAGTTTCGTGCAAGATATTCCCAAAACTATAGATTACGAACCATGACTAAAGATGAGTTGCAAGAAATCCTAATGCAGTGCTGGCATAGGGAAACATCGGTGGATGACGCATTGGACGCCATCTGTGGAGAAACGATGGTCGAGGAAACGCTGTGACTGAATGCAGACGAATTGCGTGGTGAAGTGCTGGAACAGACCAGCTACTATATCACCTTGTATGGTATGAATGATTGCTGGAACCCGGTTGACCTAGCGGCTGAATATGATGCTCTCATAGTTCAACCGGAAAACGATTGACAAATTAATATAATTCTGATAGTCTTTACCCACAATGAAAAACGAACAATTGAAGTGGTTTCCATATTACCAGAATAACAGCGGGGGCACGCTCCTAATTGACAACGAGGTTGCCGAGACAGTATATGTCCAAGCTCATTCCGCCAATGAGGCGAATAAAATTGCTGAATCACATGGTATCTATTTCGACGGTTGCACCGAGGGAACAGATTGTTCCTGCTGTGGAGATCGTTGGAGTCGAACTATTGACCGATGCGGAACGGATGTTCCCTGCCACTATGGGAAGCCGATTTCGTCGTGGGACGTGCCTGACAACGGAGTTGATAAGACTCGCCGTTATCGACGGTTTCATCGGTTCGGTCTGTGAATCGGGCTTGACTTATTATAATAATTCTGATAGTCTTTACCCAAGATGAAAAACACACAAAGCAATGACGTGATGACTAAAGACGAGATGCAAAAACTCCTAATGCAGTGCTGGCATAGGGAAATATCGGTGGAAGAAGCTATGGCATCATTTATCTGGGTAGAACCGCTGGTCGAGGAAACGCTGGGAACGAATGTCGAGGTTAATGATGAGTGTCTTGAGGCTTTGCAGCCGGTAGATAAAAAAACAGATGATTTTTATTACACTGGAATCCCTGACATAGATATGCGGCGGGTGATTCAAATGGAAGCCAATAGAATATATTCAGATCGAAGTTGACATTGTATAATAATTCTGATAGTCTTTACCCAAGATGAGCACAGACTATATAAACAGATCAGAATTTGACGGATTAACGGATTGGCAGAAGCGGTTGTTGATGCGTTGGGGCCGGCGATATGGAGCAGGTTATCCTCCCGGCAGGCCGTTGGCCTTGGCTTCCATGAAATTCAACAAGCGATATAGTTATGATCGAATTGACCAGAGGTTTATAAACTGGCTTTACACTTACTAAAATAATTCAGATCGAAGTTGACATTTTAGAATAACTCTGATAGTCTTTACCCGAGATGAAAAACGAAGAACTTGTATTATTGCTTAAGGCTGCATTTGCGGCGGGGTTCCGTTACGGGCACGACGCCGGGGCGGATGCAGAATGGGGCCATGGATGTTCAATAAGTAACAAGCCACAAACGCCGGATAAGGCGTGGTCGGAGGATGTCCAATGGAGGATCGACACCGATAGTAGTTATCACCTGGATGTTGAAAACCGAGAGCATTGGAACAACGTTCCATAGATAGCAGACAATGGTTGACTTATTATAGAACCGTGGATTATTATTTATATGAAAACATTTTTATCATACGAAGAAATCCAAATTGGCACTTGGTGGGAAATTGCCCAAGGTGGCGAATATGGTTATTGCGTTATTGGAAAAAATGATCAAACTATATCCAAGATGAATAACGAAACATTTGAAACTTTCGATTGTGGAGACAAAGTAGATGTTCGCTGGCGACATGATTCTGATTTCAATGATGACTTTACCGGGCGAGTTGTGGAGTTTAGAGGTAAGTATATCATCGTTGAAGATCAAGCCGGTGACTGTTGGAGTTGTGATCCCGGGCAGATTAGTTTGAATACGGATTAGTGATTGGTAAACAATAAATAAATTCAGATCGAAGTTGACATTTTAGAATAACTCTGATACTCTTTACCCAAGATGAAAAACGAAAACGAAAACGAAATAACGAACGAAAACTTAATCCTAAATTGTCTTCTCCGTGAGCCGATGCGGGTGCATACGACGCTTGCTAAAAAGTGGCTACACCAGAATCAAACAATCATCATGGGCGGCGTGGTTCGTTATTTGGCTATCCGCCCCCTGGGATTAGGTATCTTCGAAATAAAAGTCGCACCCGTTACCGTTCGATCAACCGAAATGACAAACAATGAAGATTAAAGATTTGATGATTAACGATTTGATCAAAAACTACACCGAGTTGCTAAACGTCCTAATAGCGGAGCCAATGACGCCGGAGGACACACAGCAAGCATACATCCTCAAGAAGGTAGTTGAGGATTTGAAAATGGTAAAAAACTATAAAAATAAAAATTGAGGCCATGAAAAAAGACATGTCATCAAAGGCACAGAACCAACGCCTACTTCGGCGGTTGGCGTATGCTTATAGCACACCGACACGCCGGATTCGATTCGAGCGGGAAGTGAAAAAAGCGAACGAGCGGTGGAATGTGGCATACCCGGCTCGAACGAAAGTTTAGGTTGGGCTTGACTTATTATAATAACTCTGATACTCTTAGGGAGTTAAATATAAAACACTAAAAAGATGAAAACACGTATATTTAAAGATCGAGATGGAGTCAGTAGAATAGATATGGGGCTTTCAAAGCCACGACGGTTTGTTTATATATTACATTGTTGTGCCGCCGATCAGAGACGTGCAAAACGGCAGGGTCAAGGACGAATTAACGCCTTAGTATATTTTGTGGTCAGTGCCATAAAACAAACATGGGCATGTTGGGGACGGTAAAATATGCGTTTTAAACCCCCCATTAAAATAGTTCTTCCCATACTGGCATGTGGAGCGGTGATTGCATCTGTAATATTTATGACGGGGCGGGAAATAGTTAAAGTTTTTCCAAAACTACCGTCACCGGGTGATCTATATACAGATTTTCACTCCAGTCCGTGGAAATGGCGAAATACTAATACAATTTTAGAAATAAAATCCGGCTGGGTTCGATACGTTGACTTGAACGGCAAAACAAACGAAGCTTCTGTTTCAAGGTTTCGTAGCGTCTATTCCTACGTTGGAACTGTGCCAAAGAATCACAAATGAGTGTTGACAATTAGAAAAATATCGGTATAATGTTCCTATGAATGAAATATACGAATATGTGAGAACACAAAAGGGCAGTAGTGTGTTTGTTAATAGTCACGGACAAAAACGTCGCCGTGGTGGAGAGCCAATTGGCGTCGTTCTAGCAACGGTATTAACAAATAGTGATTGTCCAAAAATCGTTTTTGGTTGGAGTAAAGCTAACCAAAAAAGCGGTGACATTTTTGATAAAGCAAAGGGAATTAATATCGCTCGCACTAGAGCTATTTATGGATTGCCTAAGAATATCAAAATTCCTGCCGAAGTCGCAAAAGCCCAAGCATGGCTGGCAACTCGGGCAGTTAAATACTTTAAAGGCGCAATTGTTGGGGAAACATGTTGACAATTAGAAAAATATCGGTATACTTATAAAGTAATGCTTCGGTAGCTCAGTTGGAAGAGCAATCGGCTTTTAATCGATTGGTCGTGAGTTCGAGTCTCATCCGGAGCACCAATTTTGCCGGTGTGGCGTAATGGCAGCCGCACAAGACTTAAAATCTTGGGACTATAAAAAGTTGTGCGGGTTCAAGTCCCGCCACCGGCACCAATTCATTGCTCCCGTAACTCAGTTGGATTAGAGTAGTGTTTTTCTAAAACACGAGTCGCAGGTTCAAGTCCTGCCGGGAGTACCAATTTGGCCCGTTCGTTTATCAGCTAGGACATAGGATTTTCAATCCTAAAAAGAGAGGGCGGCACTCTCACGGGCTACAAATTTTGTTCTTTGATCGAGTAATGGTCCTCGGAAACAATCTGAAATATGGTTGAAAAGGTTCCGTAGGATAAGTGTGATAGCGGTGTAGCGTTAGAAGGACTAACTAACCTTTCGCTCGCAATGCGGTTCACACTAAAACGGGGGAGTAACCTATACCATTACTCTATTTGATTTTACAGTATGGGCGGCGTCTGATAAATTTATAATTTTATGGCCGTAACTCAAAATATTTTTCATTTATTTCAGGAATCTTGTTGACATTGACCAAGAATTCCTGTATATTATATCCATGATGAAAAACGAAAACACCGGTTATGATATAACGGTTGGTGATTCGGGTATATGTCCAAATTGTGGGCTTTATTTTGATGCTCCGCAGATAAACGATGAGGGTGAAGATGGTATATGTCCACATTGTGGGCTTTATCTCAATTATGCTGATGATCCGCAGGAGGACAATTGATGATCCGCAGTCATAAATTCACTTTCTTGGAGCAAGGAAGCCCCTATCCCTTTAGGGTAGGGGGGGAGGAATTGTGACCAATCTAAAATAATTGAAAATAATTTAATGTTTCGTAAATCTTCCCCATAAACAAAATTTGTTGTGTTTTTGAAATAACCACACATATGTATTACATATGAAATACAACGAAGAGAAAGCCCAATGGTATAGAATATGTCCATTCTGTAAAAATGAAATATATCATAAATCAAAAAGTAGTTGCCAAGTATGTGAACGAAGAAGCAGGTCTTGCCTTCAATGTCTTCCAAAGTTAGTCAAATGCACTGTATGCGGTAAACAAGGTCATACGAAGAGATTTCACGATGTTATACCTACAGAAAAAGTATGTTCTTTATGTAAACACAATTTACCGATAGAAAATTTCTATTATAGAAATAAAAAAAGAAAAAATGGTAAGTTGAATTATAGTCCCTATTGTAAAACGTGTGAACAAAAAAAATACAATGAAAGATTCAATAGTTCTCCCGAAAAAAGAGCAATCATATTATGGAACTCGACAAAAATTAGATGTAAAAAAGAAAATGTTCCATTTTCAATAAGTGTTGAAGACATCATCAATCAATATAAACTCCAAAATGGAAAATGTTTTTATAGTGAACAACTTATGTCTCCCATTGCTAAATCACCAACAAAGATGAGTATTGATAGAATTGATTCTTCTAAAGGATATACAAACGAAAACATCGTATTATGCACTTGGAGAATAAATGCAATGAAAAATAATGATTCTCAAGAAAGTTTCATTTCTATGTGTAATCAAATAAGTAGATTTTCAAATGATAGGAAATTTTAATATGGTTGGCAAACGTGTAAAAGGAACGTGTAGGTATGTAGGAGTAGATAACAAGATATTAGATGCCGATATAAATGCTGCAAATAATATAAGAAACCGTTATCTTCAACTTCCCTCCAGTATGTGTAAAAACTTAATGGAAGGGCAGGCTATAGTCAAAGAGCCTTATGCTGGAAACTTGTCTGGCAAGCCCCAACCCTTTAGGGTTGTGGGTAATTGACTCTATTTGATTTTACAGTATGGGCGGCGTCTGATAGCTCTACAACGGGTTGCTCCGTTGAACACTAAATAATGACGAGAATTCCCGCCCACCAATTTTATAGCAATGTAGCTCAATTTGATAGAGCGTGTCTTTTATAAAGGCTTGGTTGTGGGTTTGAGTCCCACCATTGCTACCATTTTCCATCGTTTGCTTATTCCGCCTCTTAACACCAGTCAAGTTTTTGTATATCAAATTCAATATTAAATTTGTTGACAAGTAATCAACTATCTGATAGATTATCCCTAATGGAAACCGAAGAAACTGAGAATCACAATGTATATGAGTTAGGAGTTGTTTCTGGAAAGCGAGACAATAAGATTTGCTTCAATTATGATCCAACTCGCTGGACTACTTATAATAGATTAGAGCAGGAACAGGATTTAATTAGATTAGCATTGTTTGTAGAAGGGTATACCGAAGGATATGGAGTCCAACTGCTTGGTAAACTTGATTAATTATGATGTATTCTGAAATTTCGGTTGAGGTTTTAATTTTCTTTAATTTATTGGCATTTTTAATTGGATATAATTTCGGGAGAAATGGTAATTTTAAACTATGATGTTCATAATTTCCATAATTATTACATTCCTAATAGGATATATTTCCGGAAGAATTGACGAATCCCTCCCATGAAAATAAAAAATGAGTGTTGGTTTTGTAGTAAGCATATCACCCCGTCCAAAACATGGACTATTCAGTTGAAAAGTCAGTTTAGAACAATTGGATTATATTGTTCGGAGAAATGTGCTAAATATGATTCTTGGGGTCCGCTATATAAATATAGCACGCCGGTAAGACTGACAAAAGCTTGACTTGTTATAATAACTCTGACACAATATTATTGTGATTAAAACTACAATAACCGTTCCCGCCGTGGAAATCTCCCGTGAGGAACGAGAAGACATGTTGGCAAGGTGGATAAAGTACGGAGTTTTACCGCCAGATGTTTTAGATTGGAATATCGACGCTAACCCAGAAACAATGCGGTTTGTGGGTGACTTTTGTCAGCGAGTGGTAGTTGAATCAAAAATTAAAAAATGAAACGTAAACATACATCGTGGTGTTGCTGTGCCAGTTGCGAAAAGAAATGGAAAACAATCTGTAGGCTTTGTGGCAAACCATTCCCTAAGCACCCCAATGGACGAATGAAGCCGTGTAATTGCCCAATAAAATAAACAATTCCGGCTTTGTCGTATATTTATACAGTATGCGTAAAAGTCAATTTCGAAAATTAATTAAAGAAATCGTAAAACAAATTTTTGAAGATCCAGATAGTCTGGAAACCAAAAATGGATTTGTCTCTTATGATGTAAATGATGGCGTAGAGGCGGTTGTTCTATTCGGAACCCTCGACAGTATAAATAGTTATATGGTTTATTTCCCATCGAAAAAAACCGTTCTTTGTTCAGACCCTAAAATAAATGCATTATTGGCAGATGCCATAGCTAAAGGAGCAAGTAATCAAATATCTGGCGGCAGAGCTTGTGCTCATATGGAGATGAGAAAAGTTATAATGAATGCTCTTAAAGCAAGTCCGATCAATTGGGAAGAATATACTAGTGCGAGGTTATTTAAAATATATAATCAGTGCGTGTTTAGTTTCTGGGATGCTACACCAACCTTAAGAAGCATAATGCCTATTATCTTTCAATTTCTAAAAGATTTTAAATATAATCCCGCCGAAGTTCTATATCAACCTTGTGGTTATGGAGATACTCAATTACAACCATATAAGGAATTCCAAGACGGTGCGCCACCGGTTAACCGGGGATTATTGAATGAAAATATATATCCGAGACTGTTTTGGCTAAATCCGAGCGGGGAATTTATTAAAGTAGGAATGTATCAGCATGATCCATGGGCGACCGCATATTTAACTAAAATAAATAAAATGCCAGATGATGGGGATATATTGGGTAAAATGGCAGAGCTTGGATGGTATCGGACATCACATGTGACTTCTTTCGGTAGAGAAGTAGTTGAATATGATTTTCCGAGAACGAGACCACCGAGCCCCAAACAAATTATGGCGCTTGAGGATTATGCTCAGGAAAACAAAGCGGAGTTATCCCCCAGAGCATTCTAAACAGACAGGAGTAGCTGTCCCCGGTGCATCTTCTCCTAATATTCTTATCCAGTATCTTGCTTCGAATTTTCTTACATTCCATTCATCGCCAATAATGTAGATTCGATCCCAAACCACACTATGAAGTTTTTTAATTTTACTGAAGAGTAATTCCGATTTCAATAGTTTTCTAAATACAATATCTAAATCTTTCTCGATTTTATTTAGGCTATAATTAGGTTGATCTCTTACGTCTATTTTAATTGGCACGCAGCTTAATACGTGCTCACGACAGTTAATATCGGTATCTGTATAGACCATTCCCATCTTCTCAATAGCTTTACGTCCTTTAATTTCAAAGTGAATAGAATTCATATTATTTATAATTCAAATGCGGATATTGTATATTGAAATGGATTTTTGTCAATATTTTTTACAAGCCGCAACATTTCTGCCGCAATTTCTTTTATCTCTTTTTGAGCCGATGGTTTATTACGAAGTTCTAAAAAGTGATAGAATGACCTCCAATTGAACATTACATCCGCTTGTATTTGTGAATTGTATGTCTTAAAAAATCTCGCCGACTCTTTGGCTCGTTTCCGTCCCAAAATAGGTTCTAATTCAGACAAGCATTGGTGATATAGCTTATTACCTAATTGAGTATAGGATTCTAATGATTTCGCCCAATCATAATTTTTAAATGTCCCGGCAAACTCAGATTCTCCCATATCTACTTTGATACCAACCCAATCATTTGGAATAAGATACTTGTCTTCTTTTATTTCTTTATATCTAGCCGACTCCCCATTGATGGATACTCCCACCCGATGTTTAAGTAGGTGAATATGACTGGCGATATCAGTATCTACGAGAAAATGCAGAGATGATTTTTCAAATGGGGTATGATGGTTATTCTTTGCGAGGGTCTTTAACAATTCGGGAATGCGGTTTCTTTTCTCTTCGGTCAAATCTCTACTTGTAGATGTCCATGCAGATAACGCATGGATTTCATCGTCCCCATAGTGCCCAATAAGTTCTACTGTATTATTCATGTTTTTTAACTTCTCCAACCTGAAGGCGGTGATTTAATTTGATACAGCACATTTTCAATTGCTCGAACCTTTTCCAATTCATCTGCGGTAGGCTTACCTCCGATGGGACTCACCATTAGAATATTATCTAGTTCGTGCAGTTCTATTTGTCTCACGAAATATGGAGTTTCTACGAAATATTTGTTTAGACATTCTACTTTTTCCATAGCAGAACCGTTACGAAGGAATATATCTCCAATCTCTTTTTTATATTGTCTTTCAATTGACCGTTGTTGATCGATGATAACATGTTTTTCTTTTAATGACTTATATTTATCATATAGATCACACCAAAATGTTTCATCATCTGATTGTTCCGTATAATCCATCAAAGTTAGAATAAGTTGTGCAACCCATTCTTTCTTTTCTTCTTGAGTGTAGTCTGCTAGATATTCAATGTCCATATTTAACTTCTCCAACCAAAAGAATCCGGTTAACAACATCATCGGTGTAAAGAGCAACAAATTCAGCCTCTCCATCGATCTTATTATAGGACTCATTCATTAATCTTTCGAGCAATTTTTTATGACCATCCACCCATTTCTTACAATCATCATATAGCCAATCAACCAATGGGAATTTATCGGGAGGAACACGATCATATACACGTCTGACAATAGGAATCATCATGCCGCATAAATGCTCTGAATTTTTCTCTTTTATTAACCGAGTTGCAACGGTATCCAAATAACCAGCAAGTTTATCACAGGTAGTCTCATTTATCAAACCATCAAGCAATCCCGTTACTCTCCATTTTTCTGTTAGTTTATTCATAATTTTATTATAAAACGTGGATATCATTTCTTTAAGTAAATTTCCGTGATCACCAAACCATATAACCAATCCACCAATGGGAATTTATCGGGGCCGTTCAAGCCCCTATCCCTTTAGGGTAGGGGTTGTTGACCTTCCACATGTACTACACAATAATATACACAAAATTCCTGATTTGTATCAGTTATAGTTACTACATCACCCACCTTAAACGTATTTTCAATCACATTAATCTTTTTCTGTTTTTCGTGTGAGATAATCGAATAAGATATCGGTGTATCCTTTATCCCAACATTCTTCGTTGTCAGAGTCATAATGAATTAGTCTGAGTTTACAGTTATAATGCAAACTAAACCATTGATGGATATCCTCATTTTTATCACTCAAAAGATGTGCGGTAGTTAGAGGATTATTAATAAAACAATCACACATCTCTTTATGCTCGTCGCAAACAGCTTTATACCACGTTTTCATATTTTTATATTTATTAATTCATTTGTTTGAGGTATAAATTATAATGATATTTTGATAAACCTCGGGCAAATGGTACAAATTGAGGATCGCAATCGGGCGTTTTATCTACTCTGGCATAAGAAACTGAACACACGTATTCCATTGTGTCTTTAATTTCATCAACTATTTTTTCAACTGACCACGCACTACCATCTAGTCTAACGCCACCCCGAACCTTGCCAATCACCGGGTTAACATAAGATGGGTTATCCGAATGAATTATTGGTAAACATTGTAATCTATACGTTTTTACGATAAATACTGTAAAGTTTCCACCGCCACGAACAATTGCTTCTTTGTTTAAAACATCCGAATATCCCGAGCCACAAGCTTTAGATTCATGTTCGTGAGCAAAATAACCATTTTTATCCACGAACGTCATACAGTAATCAGATGCCCGTATTCCATAAGGCTTTAACCACGCAATAGGTATGATTTCATAAAACTCACCCCGTGTATAGATATGTTCTGCTTTGTCTGACAATAATATGGGAGGTGAAGATATTGCAGATACGATCATAGGAGCACCAACTGCCCCTATGACTCCCGATTTAATAAAGTTTCTTCTATTCACGCCGACTAGATGCTTTCAGTTTCCAATCTATTCAGTTCATTTTCAATTTCATTCACTTCAAGATTGAGGTCATTCAACCGTGTATGTAATAGTTCAATTTTAAACTTATTAATCTTCTCTTGTTCAATTCCTTCAATTCGATGTAAAATTGCCCCAATTTCATCATCTCCACTGGCATTAACAATGTCGCAAGCCCAATCTTCTACACCGTCTTCTTCTTTACCCTCTAGACAGGGAAATAGGATTAATAGTTCGGCTTCAATTTGGGCGGTAAGCGAATTTATTTGAGTGTCGCTGATGAATCTCAATTTTGATGCCGCACTCATAATGATATTTTTAGATGTATTAATATTCTTCATATATTTTAATTTTTTCTACTGTTGTTGATTTCTACAAATCGTAAAACTGTCTCAGAATTTCTTTATCCTGTTCACTAAGATGTTCTGGTATAAGCAGATTGACGCCAGCCGGATTTTTTGTATGTATTCTATCATCTCCACCTGTCCATCCTAATATCGGATTAGTTACCGGTGTTTTTTGTCGGCGACTGTTCGCATACTCAGCTAATTCTTCATCGCTCTCCCTTCGATCTCGCTCCCTTAATCTCTCATTTAATTCTAGTAATTCTTTCCCTATTTGTTCGCCGGTATTACTGCTCGGTTGAATTTTCTCTGAATGTAATGGTGATTCTTCTTTTAATAATAGAAGTTTTTTTATTTCTATCAAATTAATCACAATGGCTATCCCTATAAGAATTCCAACTACCGTCAATGCTATTCCCCAAACCAAATTCATATTTTATACTAACATTATCCCTTCTCCTCCCAATAATTCTTTTAAATTAATCTTCTTTGATTTCGATGTCTTAGATGACATTACATCTCTCCCACATCTTTTTTTTACATTCTCCTTTAATATTTGCATTTTTTTATCCATCCCATTTAATTCCCTCACCGATTCATTCAACCTCGCATATAACTCTTCCATCTCTCCTCTTACTCTTTCCCGCTCATCCCATGGTAATTCATCTACTATTTCCGATGGGTATTTCTTCAAGAATTTATCAACTTGTTTGTCCTGCCAAATAACTGTCTTTTTAAGTATTTCAGAAGCATTTAATAACTTCAAGGCTTCCTCATATAAATCTACCGGCAATTTATTCTTTTTGTGACTTTTCATAATAATATCATATCACAATTAACTTGAATAGCAAGTTATTATAGCCGGAACTATGATTTATATATATATGATATTAACGCCGAGGTTTACGCCGAGGTTTACGTTTTGGAACATATCCAAACTCATGTACACTATCTCCACTACTATATAACTCTTTCGCCGTAACCGTAAGACTTAATATTTTATAATTACCGTTGACGTGATTCTTCCCATGCTCAATAGCATAATCTAAATTCAACGTAACCCAATCGCCGGGATTTATTTTTAATTTATTCTTTTTATGCTTCTCTACTATTATTTTTATATCGTTGTTTAATTTATCAAGATATTCCTGTTTATTATATTTCATTTTTCTAAACACATCATTTTCCTTTGAATCTTTCATTGGTGGAAATCCATATTCAATAAAATATTTCCTTAACTTATTATAATATCTGATTTTATCTTCGATTTCTGAATGGATATTTGGCACTGCTCTATATATCTTCACCTCTGCATTCGGTTTATTTCGATAGAATTGCATCATACTAACACTATTCTTATCTCTATCATCGCCGCCGTTATCTCCATAACATCTGGCGGCATTTTTCGAATAAATGCCAAATTCGTCATCAGGATATATTTTAGTCAAATCATACAGTGGCGCACTACTCGTTTTGCCCGGTGCGGTATGTGGGCCTCTATAATCCTCCTGTTCCTTTATCATTTCATCCGGCTTCTCTGTTAGTGGTTTAGACTGATTGCTCATCTCCATCAATATATCTTTTAACTTAATCATATTTTATTCCAATAATTCGCTAGTTTAGATAACATTTTATTTTTCAATTTTGGATTCTTATTAAACACTCCTCTTTCATACCGGCTAAATATTTTGGAATGTCTGATCGACTCACTAAAAGATATATCCGGATATTTTAACTTAATATGCTTCAATTCATTATTTAATTGCGATACGTAAGCATGTATCTCTGATTTCTGAGTTAAATAGTTATTATACCATTCTTGTTCATTCTCATTTCGGGCATTTCCTTTAGAAGAAATTTGATATAATTTTTGAATAAATTTAACTAAATGTACCGCCTCATGATGAGCTAACTCCTCAATATAATCCCGGTGTATTAAAATATTATTTACGGAATATACCGGATTAATTTGTAAATAAATCTCAATTGGATTACGATACAAATCAACGACGGCTCCATTTATTATAATATCTTCTCTTTTATTTTCCAATGCTAATAAAACATCAACTCTTTGTTCTTTTTCAATATTTAAATCAACCTCATGTTCTTTAATAATAAAAGAACTTCCATCGTCAATCTGTTTTTTAAAATATGTTTTATCTCCCGATAGAATATCCTCAATGCTATTATCTTTGTCCTTTACTTCTTCTAATAATTCTAGCCAGCAATTGAATATTTTATTGGAAATATATTGATGAAGCCGGTGATCACTATAACCAGAATTAGATTCGGTTAATATTAACCACACCCCCTCACTCAATATATCTTTTAACTTAATCATATTAAGATGAACTACCCACCCTCTAAAGAGAGTGGGTTTCCGTTCCAACCAATTGCCCATTGTTTCCAATAGGTCTTACATCAGGACAAACGGCTAACCCAGTCGTTCCGACTGTTAAATTTAATCCTTGTTTTAGGATATTCAGAGATGCATTTAAATCTCTATCGTGTTTGTAGTTACATTTTGGACAATTCCACTCTCTATCTTTAAGTGTTAAATCATCTTTAATATATCCACAGTTACTACAAGTTTTACTGGATGGGAAGTATCTATCAATTTTAATGACTTTTCTTCCATACCATTCACTTTTATAACATATCTGTCTTACTAATTCTGACCAAGAACAATCTCCAATGGATTTAGCATATCTATGATCTCCCATCATATTTTTTACGGACAAATCTTCAAGTATAAGAGTTTGGTTTTCGCTCACTAACTTGTGAGATATTTGATGTAAATGATTACTACGAATATTGGCAATTTTAACGTGGAGTTTTCCGAGTTTTAACCTTGCTTTAATTCTCCCGATGGATTTTTTCCCAGTCCTACTAACTGATTTCTGTCTAATTCTAACTAATTTTTCTAATTGTTTGAGCGGTTTTATGTTTTTAAATCTAATTCCGTCTGAGCATACTACTAAGGATTTAATTCCCAAATCAATCCCAACAGCATTATTTAATTCTGATTTGATTTCAATGTTTTTAGTAACACCAATACACGCAAAATATTGTCCTGCTACATTACGACTAATAGTAGCATTTTCAATTGATCCTTCAATTTTACGATGTTGATCGATTTTTATTCCTTCTTTAAATTTGGGAAAATATATTCTTCCATCTTCTACAGAGACAAATTGTGGTAATCTAAATGATTGTTTACTTCTTCTATTTTTAAATCTTGGATATTTGGATTTTTTCTTAAAGAAACGATTAAAAGCAGTTTCTAGATGTTTTAAAGAATGTTGGAGTGATTGAGAATTACACTCATTTAACCATTCGGTTTCCGTGTTTGATTTGAGTTTTGTTAACTCTGCTGACATTTCATTATAATTTAATGATTTTTTAGCAAGTTGTTTTTCTTTTGCATTTAAGTAAAACTTAGTTCGTTTATCTAAAAATAGATTATACACATAACGAATACTTCCGAAATGTTTAGACAATAATATCTCTTGTTCCTTTGTAGGATAGATTCTAAATTTATATGTATATTGTCTATTCATTTATACGAAATTTTGTTTCTCGTATAATACATATCGTTCATTTTCTCAAAACATCAAAATAATTTAAAATATTTTATTGGTCGCCATTCATCCCAAGGTCTAAAGACACTTGGGTTTTCTGGCGACACAGAGATAAAATAATTTATTGACTTTTATCGCACTCTGTGATACATATATAAATATGACTATTTCAATTAAAACCGCATCTCGTAAAGATATTCAGCAGTTCCAACGATGGGTTAAGTTACAACCTTGGTCTGAAATATCTTTTCTCCACGAAACTTACCTCCGAGATGATTGCCGTGAAGAAAAATTGAAAATTCTCTTCGCCAAATTCTCCGCTCTACCACTAAATCAACGGTTTCCAGCGGGTGATAGGTGATATAGTGACTGGTCTGTTCCAGCACTTCACCGGCGAAGCACCTGCTCGGCAAGGACCGCTACCACGAGGTGGTGATATAGTAACTGGTCTGTTCCAGCACTTCACCATTACCGATGTTTCTTTATAGCATATACATATAACGGCGGTGATATAGTAACTGGTCTGTTCCAGCACTTCACCTAGGCGACTGAGTTAGGGGCTTTTCCTATATAGCGGTGGTGATATAGTAACTGGTCTGTTCCAGCACTTCACCTGAATATGCATTGCCTCTGGTGCAACAATTCGGATAGGTGATATAGTAACTGGTCTGTTCCAGCACTTCACCCAGATAGAAGATGATAAACCGGATTCTCTACTGATGGTGATATAGTAACTGGTCTGTTCCAGCACTTCACCTTGAAAGGATACCATAGGAAGGATATGTATTACTCATGGTGATATAGTAACTGGTCTGTTCCAGCACTTCACCTAGAGTTTGCTTTTGATGAAAGCCAATATGCTGCGGGTGATATAGTAACTGGTCTGTTCCAGCACTTCACCTCTTTTTTTATTGCTCTATGAGCAGAGACTTGGCTCTGGTGATATAGTAACTGGTCTGTTCCAGCACTTCACCTCTTTTTTTATTGCTCTATGAGCAGAGACTTGGCTCTGGTGATATAGTAACTGGTCTGTTCCAGCACTTCACCGTAGAGTTCAGCACTTGGAATATCCATTACTATGATAGGTGATATAGTAACTGGTCTGTTCCAGCACTTCACCCATATTTTCCAGTTGGTTCGGGCAAATCAATCGTGGGTGATATAGTAACTGGTCTGTTCCAGCACTTCACCTTCTTTACTCCATTCCCAGAAGGCTAATGCGAGCGGTGGTGATATAGTAACTGGTCTGTTCCAGCACTTCACCAAATGCAAGTTATCACTATATTTCGCCAACTCGAACGGTGATATAGTAACTGGTCTGTTCCAGCACTTCACCTGTATCCCTCGTAAGTAACGTATTATCAAAGAACTGTGTATCAATTTGCGAGCGGCAGTGTATTCTATTATCCCCGGTTTGTCAACATCAAATATCATATTTCGTAAGTTCCATATTATCAGCGAGTTACAAGTTGCGAGCGGCTACGGCATATTTGACGCCACCTAACCGCTCGCAAATTAACATAAAAGTCCCAGCTCAATATCATAATTAATATGATAGTTATTCAATGCCCACATTGTAATTGGGTCATCGGCATCGTCCCGAATTTTCTCTAGCGGTTCAATAATTCCGGCATTAAGTAATCGTTGGTGTACATTTCCAAATACCGTTACCGAATTTCTGCTAATATCCGCATATCCGAGGGTAATATCTTTAGATTTAATTCTTTCAATGACAGTCGGATCGATTACAACTGTAAATTTTTGAGTTTTTATCAATCGCATTAAATTACCTACGGTGCGGAGATTTCCCTTGGAAAAGTTATCTTCAATCCGAGAAATCATATTCCAATTGCTAGTTGTTAACGTGTCTCTCGCTGCCGATGTTCCCATTGCCGGAATCCATTCATTTTTTTCTAATTTACGAAATACATTAATCGCTCTTTGTGTCGTAGGATTAATAGTTATTGTTCCCTTTCGGATTAATGATTCAGAAAAACAAAAAACATATACTTTTCCGATTTTAAATTCATTATTCCTATTACATCTTCCGGTGCATTGTTGAAGTGAATCTAAACTGGTTTCTTCTCGATAACACCGCTCAAATGATATATCAATACCACATTCTACCATTGAGGTGGCAATTAATATGACCGGTAATTCATCTTTTATTTTTTGTTTTATTAATTCCAATCTTTTTTCTCTAAACTCCGGTGTCACTCGACTACTCAAATGATAGACATTCCCATTTCCGCTATTCAATAATTTAAATAAAACCTTCGCATTATTAGTGGTATTACATACTATTAAAGTAGAATGTTTGTTTTTATATCCATTAGTTATATGCCGACATAATTTACCTAATCCAATAGCTCCCAGATGCGATTTTTTAACCCGTGTATTTTCTCTCGCCTGAAAATGCTTCCATTCCGTATGTGTAAGCATATTATCCACTACTATATTTTTATGATATAAATCCCAAAAATCAATGGGAGTCCCGGAACTAAAAATAACGTGAACATTATAATTGTTTACTAATTTTTCTAATAAAAATAACGCATGTGACCATAATTCATATGGCATCGCTTGATGATACTCATCAAGAACAATGACCGAATCCGTAAAATGAATGAGTTTCCCTATCGCTGCGGGATGATAAGTAGTCAATGCCTCGAAAAATTGCACGCAAGTAGTATACGTTAATGGACCATCTAATCTATTATTATATTTTCGCAACCGCCAATCTGTAAACTGAACCATAGAATGATGCTCGTTAATAACCCCTACCTGATACTCTCCCGGTAACAAAAGAGATTCTTTTGCTTTACCAACAAGTTGATTGATAACATTAATATATGGGGCCACAATAAATATTCGTTCACACCCATATTTTTTTGCCATTTTCAATGCCTTTTTATGATTAGCATTGGTTTTACCCGAACCTACCGTACCATCGTTTTTTATCCAAGATGAGATAGATTCCCTATCCGCCGACGCATAAAGAAGCTTCCGATCTTTAATTCTTTTACCGGGATTTATTTTACTTAATCCATCATTATATTTATCAAAATTTTCAATACGCTCATCCTCTCGAAGTTTATATGGCTCAGGTAGCACATATCCATCATTACGAAATTGATTGGTGTCGGCGTGATCAGCAGACACCATGCAGGAAAAACACTCTGATATATCATGCCAATCAACATTTTTAATATTAATGTTATACCCAACATCCGGCATTGAATCCGTAATAATTATATCTTCTTTATGTAGTTGTTCCCATATAATAAGATTAGCATCTACATAATCTCTTATACGATAATCCCGCCATTTTTCTTTAAGATGTATTTTGGTCGGCGATAACATTTGTGACGGATTAACAAGAGTAATTTTAGTTAATTCTTCCCAATCTATATAACCAATATGATGAGCCAATATCAGCCACGCTGCTAAAAGATAATATAATTCATTGGTTCGTTCATATTCCTTAATACAATGCGATACTCCTGCATCAACATGGTTAAGCATTGACGTATCGCTTTCGCTTGATTGTGAAAGAATTGCTTGACATTCCGGCATCAATTTTCCCAAATCATGCCATTCTGTAGCAGTTTCAAGTATTTTCCGATAGAAATTTACCATTTTTCTATTCTTATAATGACGAAATCTACGATCAAACTCCCGCAAGGCGTTATTACGTACCGCATGAATGTGATCCCGATATAATTGCGGAGCAACTGTACGGTTCGATGCGTTCACCTGATAACCGGAATGGGCAAAATTTTCTGTCAGCATTTTTTAGCTTAACTTTTTTCCTCCGCAAAGTCAATATTTTATTCGGTTTTTTGGATCAATCGATTTTCCCTAAAATAAATCTTGCTTTTTTTCGACAATAGTGTTAGGTTAACACCATGACAAAAGAAAAAATCAAAAAAACCAAAAAGGCAAAAGTAGAAAAAGACTCCGTAACACGGGCGGGTATTTTGCGGATATTGTTGAATCCAGATCAACATCAAGAACTCGATACTCTCATCTCTGACCACCAAGAGGCTGCTAGAGAAATTCAGACTGCGACATATAAATTATCTGGACTAAAGCTATATGACAAAACCAACAACATGGTGGTCGATGGTAGCAAAGCAACCCCCGAAGAACAAGAGGCTTATTATAAAATAATTAATTGGGAAGGTCAGCCAATTTCAATTTCCAATCCAATGGTGCGGGCTACATTTAAAAGTATAGCGAAAGTCAAAGAAGATATTCGTCGAAAACAGGAAGAGTATGCTAAGCTTGAAGAAGCGGATTTGACAAAAATGTCAACCGGTGATGTAAAAAAACATAAAAATGAACTTAGAAAAGCAGCAAACAGAATTAAACATTCTGAAGAGATTCTTCAGTTTGCCAAATGGCGACTTGCCGACATTTTTCCGCTCCCTCTATCGCACAACTCTCAGTTACATCTTAAAAATAACTATCACCAAAATGTATTCAGTGGATTCCATGCACGAGTTAAAGGATGGAACGCATGTGATATTGCGGCTCAAGCAAATTATGCTGAGATAGATAACCGATTAACGGAGTTGTCTTCGGAATTATCCGGTGATTATGGGAGCGAAGTTATAACCGATTTGATGGGCTTGTTACAATACACTAAAGAACTAGGAGAAGGATACACGGATACTTCTTATTTGAATTATAAATTTTTATCGTTTTTTAAGGAATGCTGGCGACCCAATGCAATTGCTAATAACACCGGATTGCTAGAAGGATTTTGGCTGGCAAATAATAAACACACCAATAAAAAAAATCAAGTTGCTTATTCTTTCAATCCAAAAATTAGTGAAGAATTGTTCCGACGAAGAAGTTTATGGGAATCTGATAAATGCCTTTTGTCTGATCCAAGATTTGAAAAATATGTTGAATTATTTGATAAACATGGTCGTTATCGTAAAGGAGCTTCCCTTACTTTAATTTCAAAAGAATCTCCCATTCCAATCGGTTTCTCAATGGATCGCAATGCGGCTAAATTAGTCCGTATAGATAATGATACCGCCAATCGTCAATTAACCATTACTATCGAACTTCCCAATAAAGAAGAACGTTCTTATGTAGCTGCGTATGGACGTAAACATGAAACTAAATGTTATTATAATGGGCTTACAACAAGATTACCTCGTAGTGAGAAGGAGTTGCTTGCATTAGCCAAAGCAGAAAATCGTGAACTCACGGACAAAGAAATACATGAGGCATCACTTGAAAAGTGTTATATTTTTGAATATGCCCGAGCCGGTAAAATACCGGTGTTTGCTGTCGTAAAAACATTATATTTTCGACGCAACCCGTCTAATGGTGAATATTATGTTATTCTTCCAACTAATATTTTTGTTGAATATCACGCCAATAATGAATTCAATTCCAAGGAATTATTCAAAATTAGATCGGAGCTCCAAAAGGCATGGGATGAAGTTCGCACGCCTAAACGTAATGTTCAAAGCTGTGTTTTGGATAAAGACCTAAGTAAACGTTTTGCCGGTAGAACTTTGAAATATGCGGGAATAGACCTTGGATATAGTAATCCATATACGGTTAGTTATTATAACGTGGTGGGAACAGAAGAAGGTATTCAAATCAAAGAAACGGGAAATGAAATTGTTTCTACGGTTTTTAATGAACAGTATATTCAACTCAAAGGGAATATATACCAACTTATAAATATCATTCGTGCCTCCCGTCGATACTTACAAGAGAGCGGTGAATTAAAGCTAAGTAAAGATGATATTAAAAGTTTTGATCAACTCATGGAGTTACTCCCATCCGAACAACGAATTACTATCGATCAATTCATTAAAGATATTAAAAAAGCAAAACAAGAGGGAAAGTTAATACGAGACATTAAAGGAAAACTCCCGGTTGAAGGGAAAAAGAAAGAATATTGGGTTATCAGTAATTTAATGTATGTTATTACTCAAACAATGAATGGTATTCGGGGAAATAGAGATTCTAATAATCATCTCACCGAGAAGAAAAATTGGTTGTCGGCTCCCCCATTAATTGAATTGATTGATGCTTATTATAATCTTAAAAAAACATTCAATGATTCCGGTGATGGAATTAAAATGCTTCCTAAAGATCATGTATATGCCGAAGGAGAAAAACAACGGTGTACTCTAAGAGAAGAAAACTTCTGTAAAGGTATTTTAGAGTGGCGGGATAATGTTAAAGATTATTTCATTAAAAAATTATTCTCCCAAATCGCTCACCGCTGTTACGAATTAGGAATCGGTATCGTAGCAATGGAGAATCTTGATATAATGGGATCATCTAAAAATACTAAACAAAGTAATCGTATGTTTAATATCTGGCCCAGAGGACAAATGAAAAAATCTGCCGAAGATGCGTTTAGTTATATGGGTATATTAATCCAATATGTCGATGAAAATGGAACCAGTCGCCATGATGCCGATTCCGGTATTTATGGTTGTCGTGATGGTGCAAATCTATGGCTACCTAATAAAAAATTGCACGCCGATGTAAACGCCTCTCGAATGATCGCTCTACGAGGACTTACTCATCATACTAATCTGTATTGTAGAAGTTTAACCGAAATAGAAAATGGAAAGTACGTTAATACATATGAATTGTTCGATACCACAAAAAATGACCAAAGTGGAGCGGCAAAACGACTCCGTGGAGCAGAAACTCTTCTACATGGTTATTCCGCTACCGTATACCAAATCCATACCACAAACACCGGTGCCGGTGTTGCCTTACTACCTGACTTAACTGCAACCGATGTCATTAAAAATAAAAAAATCACCGCCACAAAAGAAAATACAGCCAAATATTATAAATTAGATAATACTAATACCTACTACCCATGGAGTGTATGTGAAAAACTTCACAAAAATTGGAAACTATCATAATCGCCAAATGTTGTAACATATCAGTTATTATATCACCGGCGAACTGTGAACTCTCGCAGAAACAAAAGAAATGCTTTCTGCTTGACTTTTTCAAAAATATCGGTATCATACCAATATGAATGAATCATTGGTATGTGGACGGTTAACCGCCCATAAAAAACCTTGTCAAAATTAACCCGTTTTTTATATTATATATATATAAAAACATATCTACGTATTCTTAAAGGTGAAGTGCTGGAACAGACCAGTTACTATATCACCGATATAATATCGGTAACATACCAATATGAATACAAAAACAGATATGAAACAATATGATACCGAAACCCTGTCCCCTCTCATCTATATAGTAAAAAAAATATCCTTACCTACATAAAGATATATCTACATATTCAAAATATAAAAACATATCTACGTATTCTTAAAGGTGAAGTGCTGGAACATATCAGTTACTATACCACCCTATATCCCCCCCCTCCCCCCCCATATCACCAAAAAATAAAATATACCCTTATTCCTTTTTATATTCTATACCCTTCCCCCATCGCTATATGCTATTTTATAAAAACTAAATATCTACAATATTAGTAGATTATAGGGTGTATATACGTATATACACGCCTTTTTTATACTATATTAATGTATTTCACCAATAATTTACAAAAATATATCCATAAATACGTATAAAGAATTATGGCGATAATAGTTTATAAAGCTTATAACGGCAGTGGTTTATATAACATAATATATTGCCGATATATCCTATATTAATGATTTTATAAATAATTATAAAAGGATAGGCTGGCGACAAAAAGTTTCATTTAAAACGGGTATTTCACCAATTTATTTTTATAAAAATAAATATTAACTCTAAGAATGGTATTTCACCAATTTATTTTATAAAAATAATTATTAATTCTAAAAATGGTATTTCACCAATTTATTTTTATAAAATAAATATTAACTCTAAGAATGGGTATTTCACCAATTTATTTTTATAAAATAAATATTAACTCTAAGAATGGGTATTTCACCAATTTATTTTTATAAAATAATTAATAACTCTAAGGTTAGAGTTATTTTTTTTTTTAATAAATCTAAGGTTAGAATTAATCGGTGAAAATACCACTTGACGGGATAACTCTAAGGTTAGAGTTAATGAGAGGAATAAATCTAAGGTTAGAGTTGATCGGGATATGGGTATAGTTGTACGTACTGGGAGGGAGAGAGGGAGGGAGGGGAGAGAGCGGGATATTTGGATTGGAAAGATTGCGGAAAGAATAGCTTGCTTTTTTACGAGGGAGTAGTAAGATGTAAGGAATATGATAACTAAATATAAATGTCCTCTATGTGATGGGTCAATGACGGCGATACCGGATAAGAAGGGTGTTATGGTGAAGTGCTATAATGAACCTTGTGATCCACAATGTAAGGAGAATGTCTTTGGACATGGGAAGAATGAAAAAGATGCTTGGGAAACGGCGTGTGAGAAATATCCGAAGAAATAAAACAATCTGGTTGACAAAAACAAATAAATCGGTATAGTTTGAAGTGTAATAGATAAACACGGTAAACAAAAAGCAGAATCGAAAGAAACAAAAATTATGGCGCATCGCATCTTTGAGTATGACAGGCAGCAGGGTAAGGAGCAAGCATGGCACGGTAAGACGGTAATCACGCCGGATTTGACATTGGACAACAATTGGTTGCGGGAATGGGATTTGGTTCCTCGCAAGATTGCGGATTTGGAAAATAACGAAGAATTGCCTTGGGTGTATCTGCGTTGTTCGGATAATTCGGTTATTCGTGTTGGCCAGCCATATAATCCGGCGACTTTTCAGCCGGTGAACAATGCGGATTTCTTGGATATGATTAAGGCCAGCATATCGGGCACACCGCATACGGTGAGTTCAGTAGGTTCCTTGCGCAATCGGGGCCGGGTATTTGTGAGCATTGAATTGATGGGAATGGAGAAATTCAAGGCGGCGGGCCGGGATTTTGGTGCATTCCTGAATTTCGGTAATGGACATGATAAGTCTTCGGTACTTTGGGTCAATACCAGCAACATTTGTACGGTTTGCGACAATACGTTTTCGTGCAATCTGGTATCTGTAGAAAATAAGGTGACTAAGACGGATGATGATAACGTCCGAATCAGCCAGCGGCATACTAAGAATGTTAAATTGCGGTTGCCGGACATTGCTTCAATGGTAGATAAGGCTATTAGGGTACAGGCGGAATTCAAGCTGGAAATGGACAAGCTAGCTGCAATAGCCGTAAGCCGAAACGGAGTTACCCAGCTCTTTGCTGGGTTCATTGGGCGCAATGTATCGGATAAAGCCAAGGGGTTATCAACTAGGGCGGTCAACACGGTTGCCAAGTTGGATGATTTGTTTGTCAATGGGCGGGGAAACAGGGGTGAAACGTTGGCCGATGCGTTTTCAGCTACCACGGACTTTTACACTCACTTTTCTTCTGGCGGTGAAAATGTGATGCGACAAATGGTATCGAGCGATTATGGGTCTGGTCAAGCCAACAAAGCAGAATTCTGGAATCTGGTTAGGAATGGGGAATTGCGGGAAACAACCAGAGCACGGGGCGAAGAATTGTTAGTGAATACTGCTAAAGATTAGGGGTGAGGAATCAGGGAGGGAGCCTAAAAACCCCCTCTCTTTTTTAATTTGACAAAAACAAATAAATCGGTATAATTCTGATAATGAGAAATAAAACATTATATGCAGTGATACATCGTCACGAGTATGGAGCCGGATTTTATCTTGTTCGGTGTGCTCATGTTCCTAAGAAAGAAGAAGTTATTCAACATCTTGATATTGATATTGCTGATACGTTGGACGAAGAAGAAATAATTATCGAAGAAATTATTTCAAAAGAAGCGGTAGAAATCCCTGAACCGGATGGCACTGAGGGACAAGACCGAAAGAGCTATACCGATACACAAGACCGTAAAAATTATTACTGATTTCGCTTGACTTTTTTTGGTCAATCGGTATAGTGTTATCTGCTCTCTCTCGGTATAGTGCCGGGAGGGGCATTTTTTATTTATTCACCGGCAACAATTCTAAGGTTAGAGTTGATCAACTGTGGGGGGGGGATATGATTTCGTTTGACTTTTGCATGTTCTGGAATATGCAATAGTGAAGTGCTGGAACAGACCAGACACTATATCACTAAAAAATGAAACTTTGTAGTTGATAATTTTGAATAAACCGGTATAATTTATTTAGTGAAGTGCTGGAACAGACCAGACACAATAAGACGTAAGACGAAACAAGTAATCATTGACAAAATAAAAAATATCGGTATAGTTAGTAAAGTTAAGCGATTAAACAAATAAAACAATAAAAAATGAAAAAACAAAATACGGAAGTAGTTGTTGTGACGGAAACGGAAACGGTAACGGCGACAGAAGTTAAGCGTGGGCGTGGGCGGCCCAGGTTTGAAATTAAGAAGCCGGAGACAAATACGTGGACAATGAATGATGTTAAGGCATTGAACCCTGATGTTTGTGCATTGAGTTTATATCAGCATAAGAATAGGTGGATTGCGGAAAATTGGTGTGTGGATAGTGGGGAGCGAATTCCTACGGGCGGGGTGGGAAAGCCATTGACTGTGTTTATTGCGGTTGCGGCATTGCAACGGTCTAAGGCGGCAAAGAAGGCTGCAAAGACTCGTAAGATGAACAGCAAGCTTCCGGTGGCCCCTCCGGTGGATATGGTTGCGGTTCCGGTGACTGATACGGTTGCGGTGACTGATGCGGTTCCGGTGACTGATGCGGTGGAGAATCTGGTGACGGTATAATGGTTTACAATAAAGACGGCGAGAAAAGTAAAATATTCTTTCCGTCTTTTCTTGACTTTTTATATTATATTCATACACTATACCCATGAATAAAACAAAATTAAGTTTCACTCACGGCAATGCAAAGTTATCAAAAGACACTGCAATTCTTTCCCTTCCGGCAGGATATACATGTCCTTTTGCGAACGAGTGCCGGTCTTGTTCGGATAAAGTTACCGGCAAGATTAAAGATGGTCCACATACGCAATTCCGTTGTTATGCCACAACGGCAGAGTGTTTATTTCCTAACATACGGAGAAGTCGGTGGAATAATTTTGAGCTTATTAAAAACGCTAAAACAACAATCGGTATGGCAAATTTGATTGAACAATCTTTGGAAGGGAAGAAAAAAATCAAATTGGTTAGATTTCATCAAAGCGGCGATTTCTTTTCGCAAGCATATTTCGATGCTTGGCTTATGGTTGCTCAAAATCATTCTAATCTAATTTTCTATGGTTATACTAAGGCATTGCCTTATTGGGTAAAGCGATTAGAGGCAATTCCTGCTAATTTTAGGATTGTAGCCTCAAGGGGTGGGACGCATGACAATTTGATTGAAATGTTTGGGTTGCGGTCGGTGCGGGTTGTGTTATCTGAGCGAGAGGCACGCCGGAAATGGAAGCTTCAAATTGACCATGATGATTCGCATGTCTGGAATTATGACAAGGACTTTGCCATTGTCATACATGGCATCCAACCGGCGGGAACAAAGGCTAGTAAAGCATGGCAGAAAATTAAAACGCATGGCAAAGGTGGATATAAAGCCAAATATTTTGGTGACAAGAAAGTTAAAAAGCAGAATAGTGCAGAAGGCTGGAAAGTTAAACGAGTTTTTGCCGATAAAATAGCGGCATAAAAAACACTAAATACCGTTGACTTTAATCAAGTTAACGGTATTCTTTTATTTATGAGAACAATACTTGGTCCCGGTGCAAAGTGCCGGGGATATGTTAAAGAGACTGCTAATGGTAAGGAATTGCTTTCTTCTGGCGGTACCTTACTGGGATACTATAATGAAGATACTGATCAAACACTTGAGCCAGGGGGAAACTTGTATTCCTATGGTGATTGTCTTATCGAATTGCTTGAAGATTAATGTTAACACTATGAACATGAATAATAGAGTTACCCTACAGCGAACAATATTTACTAATTGGAACACCCAAAATCAGACTTACGGATACCGTGCGTATGATGATCAAGGGCAAACGTACGGGAATTGTTTTTCTCTTTTGCAAATGAATTTGCCGGATGATCAATTCTTTAGATTGGTTTATTCGCAGTGTGATGAAATGGTGGCGGCAATGGTAGATTCCTGTTATGAGAATGCGCTTGGAATTGAAATTGATGGGGACGATAAATCGTATGAATGGGTGAAAGAAACACTTGCAAAAGAGACAGAAATCAGTAATATGACGGTATAAGAATAATAAAAACATGAAAATTACATTGAATCAAGCATATCGGTTATTGGAAGATTGTTCGGCGGTTATTTGGGCGGATTATTTTCTTACATTCCCAGCATTGCAAGATGAGGATAATGAGCCAAAAATGTTTTTGTCCTTAGACTCTACGGATGAACACGGGAAAGTGTTTCTGGTGGAATTCTATCGACAAGATAATCAAGAAGTTAAAGCGATTGGGAATTCTTTATTTCTCACGGATACAACGGGTGAAGAAATTCAACTAACATTATTGCATGCAATGAACACGGAAATTTATTTGGATGGAAAACCGGATTAATTAAATCTATTAGTTTCCCGTCTATAACAGGGCGGGGAACTAAGTCTTGACAAAACAGAAATGTAGTATATTATCCTAATATGATTATTAACAAAATTACCTATGGGTTTGTAGTTCAACAATGGGATACAGAAAAAAAACAATGGGTTGGACAAGACTTTGTTGCCGGGGACGTGGTTGAATTTGAAGATGAAACGGGGGATATGATTGATGATGCGGAAATGGAAGAAATCGAGAGCAAGCCAGCATTATCATTTAAAATGGTTCAACCAGAAAACGAAGCAAAGGCTTGACAATTCCAACTAAAGCAGTATAATTTAAGTCGGTGGTTGCATGTTCTGGAATATGTGCTATATATGATAGACAGTGAAGTGCTGGAACAGACCAGTTACTATATCACTTTATGTTGTTATCTTTTTTAAATTTATCCCTTGTGAATAAATCTAAGGTTAGAGTTAAAATAACTTGCATGTTTCGGGGATAAGTGCTATATATGATAGACAGTGAAGTGCTGGAACAGACCAGTCACTAAAACACTGGGAATATGTGCTACTGTATGCGATAATGAAGTGCTGGAACAAACCGACATTGAAAATAGTTGACTTTTGATGGTGTATCGGTATAATGAGCAAGATGAAACAAATTGAAGTTGAATTCAAAACTAATGCCAATGGCACCGGGATGCAATTTTTCCGGCAAATTAAAAAAGGTTTTACCCCTAAAGGTAAAGCTGTATACATATATGAACGTATTCATGCGATTGGAGATAAAGAAGGGGAAACATTTGGATTTGAAGTTATTGCGCCTTCGATAAAGAAGGCAGGAACGTATTCGTTACCTGGTGGCAAATCAATTACGTATGCTGAGGATTTTGAGGAATATCCTGGGGCGTCTAAGTTTGGAATATCAGCCTGGTCGTATCCCGCTTATCAAGCTGGCGGGGCACGATGGAAATTTGAACAGCTTACAAAAGAACTAATAGAAATTGAAGAAATCGAAGAAACTAATAATATGATTGAAAACGATAATGTAGATACAAATGAAGTGCCGTCTAATGTTACTAAGTCGAGGGGACGGCCCAAGAATGATCGTCCGTTGCTAAGTATTCCGTCGGGGGAGTTTAGTACAACGGAGCTATGTAAACTAAACAATACTGATTATTCTGTGGCGGCAGTGTTTTTGAGGGACTGTGAAGCGGCTGGGACGGTAAAGCGAACCCGTACCGAGAGGCGTAATGCTAAGGGGAAGGAAACTCAATTGTTTCAAGTTGTGTAAATATGAAATCGAATAAGCCTATCCCTGAAACATATACGAACCGTGTAGCTCAATTTAACAAGACTGAGCAACGATTGCCTAATGTTCCTGTTAAAGGCAAGGAGCCGGGTTCTACGCTCACGGATACGACCAAAGAAAACCCTTATATGATTGCTCGTCTTAAAGTTCTTAATGACTATAAAGAGGGTAGGCGTATTGAAGTGTTGGCAATGGAAAGAGATAATAGAATTGATCACCGGCATTATGAGGAATTCGTTACCGATGTTCTTAGGGTAGCCGGGGATATTCCTTCTCTGGCTATCCGAAATCGAATCAAAGGAATCTAATCTAATCTAATCTAATCTACAAATCCCCTGTCAAGTGACGGGGGATTTTTTATATATTTAGTGAATTACTGGAACAGACCAGTCACTATCAACTCTAAGATTAGAATTAAAACGAATTGCATTTTTTTGAAATTTCTAGTGAATTACTGGAACAGACCAGTCACTAAAACACTACCGGAGAAGGAGTAATAATTTTTTATCACCCTTCTCCGGCATATATGTAGTGACGTGCTGGGATATATCAGTCACTAAAACACTCAGACTGTACGGTAAAGGTATCAGCACTTTCCCAACTAAAATGATCTACGATTGCTTTACCGGCAGCATCATCTTGATCAAATGCCAATTTGGGTTCAAAATCCGCTTGTTCCGCTTTATTCATAGCAAATTTATAATGATACCCATTATCGTAATCATCTTCGGTACAGATTAATTTACAAAAGTAAAAGTCTGGTTCTCCATTACTGTTAATCCCGGCTACCATCATCTTTAAGTCAAGCATAAAGTCAAGCATATTTTTGTTTTTAATCGGTTAATTGTTTTTTTACTGTGATATGATTATACGGATTTACGGATAGGAGTCAACTAATAAATGTATATATTTAGTGACGTGCTGGAACAGACCAGTCTCTATATCTCTATATCACTAAATTACTAAATTATTCTTCTTCTAATTTTTCTAGGCGATATTGGCGCAAAGCTTCATTGGTTTGCATTTCGTCTATAATATCGCATTCTTGGGGTTGAAATAATCCCATTATACCGACATTTTCGGCATCTATTGATCCGATGATTTCACCGAATTCATTAACTTCTACGTTTTTATTCTTTCTCGGTCTGCCCATAATTTTGTTTTTGGTTTAATTGTTTTTCAACTATGATTTCACCAATTTATTGATTTCGGGATGAAAGTCAACAATTTTCTTCAATTATTTTTCAGATTTCACCGATTTCACCGAATCTATTTTTTCCTATTTCACCGGCGATTTTCATTATACCGATTTTTTCAGAAAGTCAAGCTCCGGTTTTTATTAAATCTAAGGTTAGAATTGATCCCGTGGGGTGACTTCTAGTATGCCATAATGGCAGGAACCCGCTTTGCCGTGAAATAGTTTTGATATTTCGTTGACTTTTTTTATGGTATCGGTATGATGGCGACATGATTAAAAACAATAAAAACCTTATCACGGTGGCCTTCAATCCAACTTGTTCGGTTGGACAAGATGGTGATTGGGCCGAGGGCAATAGCAAATTGGCGGCGATAGAACAGGCTTACGAAAACATATCGGGGACTCATGATTCAACCGAATCGCTTGCTAAGCTAAGCTATGAAATTGTTAATCTTTGGGAATTACCGGATGTAAGTTATAATGCCTTTTCCCGTTTGCATGCACAATGGCGTCTTGCTCGTCATAATGGATGGACGAGCGATGAGGCCGATAAAATAATGATGGAAGAACTCGTTCGCCGGGAAGAAGAGGGTTGACTTTGTTAAAACAATTCATATACTTTGAAATATGAAATTATTCACTGATATTGATGTTACGCCACACGGGGCAATTGTGGGTGCCGGTTCACTTTCGGTTAATCGATCGGAATTGATTACGGACATGCTACCTTGGCAAGAACGGTGTTTACAGGAAACCGCTACTGGCTACGGTGCTAAATTGACTACAAGTCTTAAAATTAATTTTAATGGCAAGCTGTTTAGGATTTATAGCACTTGCTATGGCAATGCCGGTTCATGTTGGTTCATTGCAAAGAAACGAAAAATATTTGTGTATTAATGTTGACTTTGTTAAAACAGTTCATATACTTTGAAATATGAAATTCAACGTTAAGTACCGATCCAGCACTTCTTTTTTAGCACCAAAGGTTTACCGTGTTATAGTTGAAGCTGCCGACATGGAAACTTGTAAGACAGCAATAAATTCATGGAGAGTGCGTGAACTTCGACTTGGTAATAAATTTACAATAATTTCCATCACGGAGACTTGACTTTGTTAAAACAATTCAAGCTGATTATCTTTCGGAAGTTAAATATTACCGTTGACATTCATTAAAAATCCGGTATGATTATAGATAGTTCTAATAAAACAATATGAAATATAGATTCACAATGCCGACACAAGCACAATGTGATGCGTTATGTATTAAACGAGATGGATTGTATGGTCGTACTCAAATGTGGTTATTGGGAGCAGCAACGGCAGTATCTTGGGTAACTAAGATCAATTTGATGTTGTCTTTTCCGGGAAATTCATTTATCATGGAAACCAGTAGCGAAATCGTGGTAGATGGTATTACCGAACGATTAGAATCTTATGGGTTCATTCGGGAAGAAATGAAATAAGAATTTGATTTCACCAATTTCCCAGTCGATTTCACCAATCGACTGGGAGACAGTTTTCTCCTTTTTTTCACCGCTCATTCAATATTCCGGTATTTCTCAAAAAAACAAGCAATTTTATTAACTCTAACCTTAGAGTTGATCGGCAAGTGTGGGAGAGACTGTGAGACTGTGAGAGTGGGAGAGAAATTGCCGGTGGCTAAAATAGAGTAAAATAAGTCTTGCAATACCGGGAATAATCCGTAGAATGTTGACAATGAAACGAATAACAATCAATCTTATACGTGCCGATGGCGAAGTCTTTTGGAAGGGTCAAACCGAATTCGGGAGCGTTGTCTTGTGTAAGTCCCCTATTGACAACATATTTCCTATTGCGTTGAATCTTAATTCATTGCAAATGGTTATATCTTCAAATGAACAGCCGGGGTTTTCTTTGATAAAACTATGTCAATCGGGTGGTTATTGGGCCTGGAACCTATCCGGTATGGAACAACAACCGACTCTCTTAAACGGTCGCCTCTATTTCCCTTCAGCGCACTATTTTGGATTTGCGGAATCAACTATAGATGCGATTTTACGAAGACTAATGGGCAAAGGAAAGAATTATTCTCTTTCCGGGAATCGTAAAGTGTGGATAAAATTCAATACTATTTGACTTCCCGGCAATAACTCATATACTACTCATAGTTAATTAAACAAATAAAGCTAAACAAATATTATGGGCTGGACATTTACAAATAAAGGTTCACAGACAACCAAAGAATTCTTCGAGCGAGCATTCAACTATGACAAGCCGGACGAGGGCCGAAGCGGTAATATCATCCGGTTTTCTTCTACGTGGACAACCGCTTATATTGCGTATGAAGTTAAAATTCCGGCAACGGCGGAATCGCCAGCCAAAAGAGATGTTATCGCAATTGTATGTTTGCTTCGCCATGTTCCTAATGCTAAAGACGGCTACACTTTTGGCTATAAGGACATGACGGAAAATATGGGGCCATACGAAAGCAAGTGCCCGAAAACAATTTTGAATTTGCTTACCCCAACAACGAGCGAGTATGCTATTAATTGGCGTAAGCGGTGCTGGGATAGAATTAACAGGAAAGCTAATGCGCCTAAAGTGAAAGCCGGTGACTTGGTTAAATTTACTGAAATTATTTCTTTCCAACATGGAATAAAAACGGATTTCCTGACATGGGTTAAAGGTAGTACCTTTCGATATGGGTATAGCCTATGTCGAATTCCCAATTGGAAAGAACGGGAATATATTAACCTTGGCGCAATTGTTTAGTGAAGTGCTGGAACAGACCAGTTACTATATCACTCTATATCACTAGTGGATTTCACCAATTTCCCAGTCGATTTCACCAATCGACTGGGAGACATTTTTCTCCTTTTTTTCACCGCTCATTCAACATTCCGGTTTTTCAACAAATAGCAAGCAATTTTATTAACTCTAACCTTAGAGTTGATCGGCTACTGTGAGAGACTGAGAGCGGGGGGGAAAGTTGTCGGTGCTGGAAAATAGAGTAAAATAAGTCTTGCAATACCGGGAATAATCCGTAGAATGTTGACAATGAAAAAACAAATACTTCCTCGCACTGGAAATTATTACGGTATGTCCATTGTCCCGACGTATGGGACGGGCACAACTACATGGGTCGAAGGAGAAATGATGAACACTGATTACGGTCAATTCCGTAGAAGGGGGATAGTGATTCATGCGGGCACACAGGAACTTGTAATGGTAAGATTAGATGTTCCTGATACTTTTTTCAGTATCCCAGCCACCACAAGAGCAGAACATGGATATGTCACCACGAATGCGAAGGGTGAATTTGAATTCCGCCCGCATACTACCCAAACCGTTTCCCCAGCACAATTTCGGAAAGATACTAAACACGCATACAAATAATATTTGACTTTCCAACAATAACCTATAGAATATCAACAATGAAACAAACATTTGAACAATGGCTGGATAGAGTAGATGCTGAAATTCAAGCGATAGCGGGAGTGTCTTTACTCGATCTTCCCGATTGTTGCTATCAAGATTGGTACAACGATGAAATATCAGTGAAAAGGGCAGCGAAAAAAGCGATTCGTACTGCCCAAGAATAAAACCTAGATAAAACAAATTTCCCGCTTGATTTCACCAGTCAAGTGGGAAACTCTTTTTTCCTCGTGTTCCAATCATTTCGGTTTTTCTCAAAAAAGCAAGCAATTTTATTAACTCTAACCTTAGAGTTGATCGGCTACTGTGAGAGAGAAATTGCCGGTGGCTAAAATAGAGTAAAATAAGTCTTGCAATACCGGGAATAATCCGTAGAATGTCCATAGTTAAATAAATATATGCCATACGACGATAACTTCGGTAATTGGGAACTGGACGGCGAGGATAGAGACGAAACAATGTCGTTCTATCGCCACTGCCAGAATAATTCAGTGGAGAAAGTGTGCTCCATTTGCGGTCGTCATGTAATGTTGATGCCCCAATACGACAAGTGTGATGCGTGTTGCCGTCGCATTGAAAACGGTTATTAGTCTTAATCGCCCACAAATCATGCTCCCTTCGGGGAGCCTTTTTTTTGTACTTTTCACCGAACAATCAGCAATTTTATTAACTCTAACCTTAGAGTTGATCACTCGTCCTGGTACAGTATAATTGCCGATATATCGGCGATTAATTGGCGTATGGCATCATCTATGCTTAGTTGCCGGGGGAAAGCCGGAAAGAGTAAAATAAGTTGCGAATATTCTTGCAAATTAACCGGCAACCCGTAAGATTAGGACATGCTAAATAAAACTACTGATACGGGAGCGGTGCTAGACTTCACTGCCCTTGTCAGCTTACTGGACGGTAACAAGTCGGCCCGTTTCATTTCTTTGCTCTATCGGACAAAGGAAAGCGGGGAAGTGGCTCGTCATACGCTGCTGTTAAACGTCAAGCGGGAGCGGTGCTTGAAAGTTGACCTGGCTAGCCTTACTGCCTTGCGCCCTAGCCTTACGGGCATTGAAGCGCAAGCCTGTGATGAATTGGTGGCCAGCATTACGGAGTCTTTGACAACGGGCAGCAACAAGCTTTATACAAAGAAGGGTTATTACACTGCCGAGGGTAACGGTAACGTCCAGGTGTCGGTAAAGGACATTGCCTACGTGCGAGGGTATTCCATCGGCAAAGAGGTTATTACGGAAGGCACCTATAAGAAAGTTAAGTCTAGTGACAAGACTATCGCCAAAAACAAGCTTCGCAAGGGGCTTAAGAATACCAGGGTTCGGGAATTCGTTATCACGCCAGCAAATTTCATTATGGCTCGTCATAATGGCAAATCCATTGAAATTAATGCACTGCGAACCGATTTCAATTCTTTGGCGGAATTGCCCCCAATAACAATCGCCAGTCCTGCCGTTGCAGTGTAAGACGGGTTAACAGGGAGCGTTCCAGCATTGGGCTGGACGCTCTTTTTATTTGCTTTATTTCGGTAACGTTATCGGAATTAGACCAGGATAGGTACACGTACAATGTACCGAAAACCGTACGAAAAGTCAATCGAAATTTCAATTTATTTGAAATTAAATCTAAGGTTAGAGTTGATCGACAAGAGCGAGCGAGAAATTGCCGGTGAAATAGGTTAAAATAAATTGTAGAAAGTATTTGACTTCAAACCGGAAAACCGGTATCGTGTTGACAATGAAATCAATACCTATGGAACAGATAACGATAGAAGACAGGAATCTCCGTATCGGTGATGTCGTGCGACTCCTATGTACTGGAGAAGTAGTAGATACTGGATTTAATCAGCTTGTCGTCATCAACAAGACGGAAGAAGCAATTACCTTTTTTCGTCCTTACGTGAGCTTAGGGGACTTTACATATACTGGAGGGGTAATACCCTATATCGGAATTGAGCGGTTCGACGCTCCGTTCCGGGGAGCCGTTTACATACTCCTGGATAATATCTATCGGGAAAAAGCAATTTAATCATTGGAGCCGCTCATAAAGATGGGCGGCTCCAATAGTTTATTTGAAATTAACTCTAAGGTTAGAGTTGATCGACAAGAGCGAGCGAGAAATTGCCGGTGAAATAGGTTAAAATAAATTGTAGGAAGTATTTGACTTTAAACCGGAAAACCGGTATCGTGTTGACAATGAAATCAATACCTACGGAACAGAAAACGATAGTAGACATTTTATAATAATTAACTAAATACATATATGGGATACAACACGCAGTTTACTGGTCAGTTCAATCTAAACAAACCTCTTTCCGAAAAGGATAAAGAGTTTCTAACCACGCTTTCGGAGACACGCCGGATGGCTCGTAAGGTTGATGCAAAGTATGGTATTGAAGGGGAATTCTATGTAGATGGGGCCGGGATATTTGGTCAGGATAAGGATGAAACCATTCTTGACAATAACTGCCCTCCCAAAACTCAACCTGGATATTGGTGCCAATGGGTGCCAAACGATGATGGAACGGCTATTATCTGGGATTGCAATGAGAAGTTCTATGAATACATTGAATGGATTAACTATTTGATTAAGAATCTTATTGAACCTCGGGGATATTCACTTACGGGAGATGTTGAATGGCAGGGAGATGAACCGGATGATTTTGGGATTATCTCTATCAAAGACAACACGGTGCGGATTGGTCAAGGTGTGCGGAGCTATATCTACAGTTGATCCTTTTTAGTCTGCCGCCGAAAGTTTGACGGCAGACTTGACATTTTAGAATAATTCTGATAGTATCAGAAAAGAGGAATTTGATCTGATTTCAGATTCTGACTCTTTTCCCAACGAATTTACACTAGTAATTGTGGAAATTAACGTAGTTTAACGGCCCACTTTTTCACGGTCAGGATAGTTTGTCGGCCCACTTTTTCACACCCACCCTAAAAACGTGGGCTTTTTTTGTACATCAATTCCATTAACTCTAACCTTAGAGTTGATCGCTTATGCTGACAACGCCGGTGTCTAAAATATTTTCAAAAGGTGTTTGACTTCAAACCGGGAAAACGGTATCGTGTTGACATGAACAAAATCTACGGAAGTCGAACAGAAAAATTGCAACGGTATCAAGCAGCCGTCAAGACAATGACGCAAGAACAAGTCGATGCCTGTGCCTGGTTGTTCGGTGGGTATGGTTCTGCCTGGACCCCAGCGAATTGTGCGGCTCGGTATCAAGAAATTCTAGATCAAGAAATTTCAGAACGAGGGGAAGATAAAACGGGAAATTAAAAATAATTCTTGCTTTTTTCAATATAACCAGTAGAATAACAACCATGAAACTTACATTAACAGTATCGGAGTTAACCGCAATCGTCCGGCACCATTACGCTTTACCGGAACTAACAATCGAAATCGAGGGACTGAACGCTATACCCGTTTCCCATGCTATCACGGCAGACAATTTGATTGCCGACCTGCACCACCGCCCATACCCGGCCACGAACGTCTTCAATCCCGCCATCACGGCAGACAATTTGATTGCCGATCTGCACCACACTAATTGCTTTGATGTTAACAACAATATTGCGCTCGATCATAAGATCGCCGCAATAAAAATCTTGCGGGAAGTGGTTTGTAACTCCGCCCCCAATACGCAATGCGGACTGGCACAGGCTAAGTGGGCGATAGAGGACTGGCATAGGTTCATTAAATACGTCCGCCAGAATGGATTTCCCAAAATGGGAACAGATGACAATAAGAATTGGAGTTAGTACATCTTGAATACACGGAGCACTTGGCGGTGCTCTTTGTCCTTCCCTCGCTTGACTGGTAATCTTGCGAGGGACTTTTTTTGTTGATTTCACCAGAAAAAAACTAAGTTTCACCAGATAGTTTTTTCCTCCTCCTCCTTCCTCCACTTTCACCATTCTTCCGGTATTTCACCGAAAAGCAAGCAAATTTATTAACTCTAACCTTAGAGTTGATCGCTTATGCTGACAACGCCGGTGTCTAAAATAATTTGAATTATTTTGATATTCCAATTGACATTCAAATACTTTCTGATACTCTCTTGAACATGAACATAAACACAGTCCGAATCGCACGTAAATTAAATAAAATCAGTGTCGCAACTTCTGCCCGCCTTATGCGAAGGCTGGGAAGGGTCAACCCCAAAGCAAATAATTGGGAAGCTTTTTGTGCCTTGCGGGCATCTATCATGCGGGAAGTTAAACCTCAAATTCAAGCCGCAAGGGATGCCGAGGAATGGATGGAATCACGGCACCGCACGACAAAGCGCCGGTACATAGACGCATAAGCCACCCAAAACAGTGCTCCGCAAGTGCGGGGCCTTTTTTTTGTACATCAATTCCATTAACTCTAATCTTAGAATTAATCGCCCTCCTGGCGAAGCCGGTGTCTAAAATAATTGAAATTATCTCTTGCAATTCATGTCATAATTAGTATATTGTTAAACATGAACGCTATGTTTACTGAAAAACAAAAACAATTAATTGCCGACCTTGCGATTGACCTTGCGCCCGAAATGGCGCAAATAGAGGCGAAGCCGGAAACAACCCAGCACCATTATGCGGATTATGGTGCCTTGCTCTCACGGTTAGCTAAGGGCAATCGTACGGTGGCGATGGTCCTGGCGCACGCTTTCATCAAAGCCGGAGCACACCCAGTGGGTGTAGCCAATGGGCTAAAAATCTTTGTATAGTTTATCCCCACGCATGCCCACCCTAAAAAGGTGGGCTTTTTTATGTACATTTCACCGATAAGTTAGAGTTATTCCACCAATCTATTAATTTCACCAAAACATCAATGATTTCGCCAAAATTAACTCTAACCTTAGAGTTAATAAACCTTGCTTCTGTAAACATCGCATTTATAGGTATTTACAGATATTTTGCAAAATTAGAGTTATTCCCTTGCTTTATTTTGCGAAACGTATAATCTCTGAATAGTTCAAATTAAATAATCAAAATATGACTGCAAAATCACTCTTCGGACCTAGGCTGGAAAATGGTGCGGAATACCAGAATGCAATTCGGACGGCGGCAACGGAACTGGCTTCCGTACAGGCCGGTATGGGTATCCCTAGCCTATTTCGCCCGTGCTGGACGGATTGCGAGAGTGGCGGGAATGGTTGCCGCAATTTAATCGCCCGCATTCTCATCGAAAACGGTGCCGTCATTGACGGTACCGCCAAAAACGTACATCAGGGAATGACTACAGAGGCCATCATCTCCGCCGCCAGGGCCATAAACGGCTACGACAAGTATCCCGATCGGACATTTGAACAAAATCTCTCCGTCGTTATGACGGAAAGCGGGCAGGCAATCGGTATCCAAATGAGCAATGAAGAGGATGCGGATCGGAATTCCGATGCAAGCAAGGAAGGGAGAATCAGTCGACGCAAAAACGCAATTGCAAAAAAGCCCAGGAAATCATGGTTTTTGGTCCTAGAATAGGCCAATAGAATAGGCCAATAGAATTCACTGGATCGCCAAGGGGCGATCCTTTTTTTTGTACATACCCACATACCAGACTAAAATCCAATCGCCACCATCGGCACGTAGACGCCAGCAAATGCCTATCCTGTAGCCTATGCCATAGGGGGGGGGGGGGGGGGGGGGGGGGGGATGGTAAGTGGAGGGGGGGGGGGGGCGGCCGCCCCCACCGTGCCTTTTTTTTTTTTTTTTTTTTTTTTT